TCTGCTTCAGGTAAAGAAACTTGAATACCTTGTGGTTGCTCTGTGTTTTCTACACCATTTACTTTTTCAATTGCCATAATTATCTAATTTTAAACTTGCCACCTGCTCTTGCGATACCCATGCCTTTACAAACATTACCGCCACCACCCATTTTGACAGGTTTGACAGAACCACCAAATTTCATGTTTCTTAATATTTCAAAGTCTTCTCCAGAAATCTTGCCGTCTTTGTTCTTATCTAATTTCTTTTGACCACCCTTGAGAGCATTAGCTGGATCACCACCAGCTTCCATTTTAACGGCATCTTCTTTTTTCACTTTATCAATGGCTTCTGCTAATCCACCATCTTTCTTTTGATTTACAAGAGGCAGTATTTCTCTTATTTGTGATCGTAACTTATCCATTCTTTTCAAAGAATCTCTTGAAGATCCAGGGACTTTTCTATCTATTTCATCATAAAGTTGTTTTTCTAATTTTAAAAATTTTTCAAAAGCTTCATCTTTATTCATATTACTCTCCTGTCTCTGGATTAACCATTCTTGATTTAGTCATATTAATTACTTCGCCTCCACCACTCATCATAATTGTTTGCTTTTGAATACTAAACGGACTTTTTGAGTCTGGAGTAATATCAAGCTTTTGTGGCTTTGCTTTAACTTTAGTCCTTTTTGCTAGTTTTTTCAAATTCTTTGTAAGCAAGGCATCTTTCTTCTTCTGTTTATCAACTGATTTAATGCCAGTTTTGCCACTAGCAATTGTCTGAATAGTTTTAGCTACACTTTTTAGGGGATCTTTTGTTGTCATTAATAATACTCCATCTTTCTTCTGTAGTTTGGCTCAAACTCTTCATCGTCTGGCGTAGTGATAAAACCACCTTGCCTAAATCTTAGTATAGCCTGTGTCATCGAATCTGCCAAGTCATCATGGTCGCCATGTGGAAAACTTGCACATTCCTCTACAACTTCTTCTGCAAAATTAGCATCGGGTCTATACACCATACCGCTCTCAAACACAGGAGCACAGGCGTTCATACGAGCAAACTTATCTGCACCTTTGCTTGGTGTAAAGGGCGTAACGGGAACACCCATTCTTCTCAACTCTTGAGTAAGTGGCGTACCACTTGCTTTCTGTTCTATGAGAATCATGTCAGGATCATATGCTTCGCACAGTTCTTGTGCTTTAAGTTTAAGTTCTGGGAAATCCCATCTGCCTTTCTCGGCATCAAGCAAGATGATGGCATCTCCTTCACCCTCGATGGGAGTAAAAATACCCCAAGTAGTAATAGCACTATAATCAGAACGCTCATTCTTAGTAAAAGCCGTGTCGTATGACTGTATGATATAGGAACAGGCAGGTGGCTCACTACGATTCCAAACATTCCACCACTCCCTTTTAATTATCGCACCTTCTTCGGCTGTCGGATTTTGCATATACTGGGCGTTCCACTTGCCTACGGGTATCGAGGCTTTCACGCCTTCTAATTCGTCTTTGCTCCAATACTCTGGCCAAAGTACGTTTCCAGTCTCTGGAAATATCGCTGGAAATTCTACTACTTCCCATTTGTCTGCACCCCCTTGAGCTTGTTTCTGTAACACTCTTGCTGTGAGATCCTTAATCCCCCAACGTGTCATCACTATAATGATAGAGCCTCCAGGTTGCAATCTTTGTCTTGGTCCAGATGTATACCATTCATAAATACTGTCAAGTGCCGTAGGACTTAAAGCATCTTGTTCAGAAACAGGATCGTCAATAATGAGCAAATCAGCACCTCGTCCAGCCAAAGCACCTCCAACACCAACGGCATAATATTCTCCACCTTTGTTCGTAGACCATCTACCAGATGCTTTGGCATCTGCAGCTAATCTAATGTCTGGAAATATATCACGGAAATCATCGCTATCAATTAAGTTTTTAACCTTACGACCAAAACCAACAGCAAGTTCTGCCGTGTGTGTTGCTTGTATAATCTTTAAATCAGGACGCTTTCCCATGAGCCAAGAAGGAAAAAGATAACTCGCAAACTCAGATTTAGTATGTCTTGGCGGCATATTAACAATCAAACGCTTAATCTTGCCATCAGCCACTTGTTGCAGTTTATCTGCGTATATCTTGTGATGCTTACCCTCAATAAAGCTAGGCCATATGCGTTTAACAAAATCCATATACAAATCTTGTGAAACCTTCTGTTTCTCAAGCATGGTCAAGCGTTCAAGCATGGGAGCTATCTTGGATAACTCATCATCACTCAAATACTCTGTGTATTCTAAATTCATTAACTTGCTGCTAAGAAGTCATCTACCGCTTTGATTAATCCACCATTAGCCATGCCAATCACACCACCTTTTTTGGCTGAAACGACTGGTCTGGCTTGAGCACCCAATAGCTGCTCTATAAGTTTATTGAGGTCACCACTATCAAAGGTTACTGGCCTTATGTTTGATGATGCTGGTGCAAAAGGACTTGCAACAACAGTATCAGCAGTCACAGGCTGAAGGCTGCCTAATTGTCCACCTGTGCCACCAATAACATTAGGTGGTAAATCAGGCTTTGGCTCTTCAGGTTTAGGTGTTAGAGGTCTAATGATTGGAGTTGGCTCATTATCGCTTGTGGCTCTATCTTGAATACTAAAATCCATACCCTCAATTAAATTGCCAAACCTATCTTTAGCACCCGTTATAGTGCCATCTCTATCAACAACGGGAATTAAGCCTCTCTCTGTAATGCCTCTCATAACTCTTTGATCAGTAATCTCGGCTAGTTTATTTAATCCTCTGCCTAAAAAGTTTGGTATATTTACACCACCTATGTTTGTTGAGGGCTCAAAAATTCTTGACTTATCTTCTACAGACCTAGCGATTAAATCTCTGTCGGCAGCATCTTGTATATTTTTTATGTCTGTCTCTGTTAATCCAGAGGTTCCTAAACCACCAGATAAAGCTTTTTCAACAACTCCAGGCTTAACATCAAATGATACAAAAGGATCTGTAGTTTCCAGTTCATCATCACGAGGATCTATGCTTGACGCAAAACCTATTCTCCCAAAAGAAGATGGTGCTTGATCCAACTCACTTTGACTATCAGGTATTAATCCTAGTTGATCAGGTCTTTCTGGCTTATCTAAATTCTCTGCAAGTGTGCCTTGCTCTAATGCTCTTTGTATATCTCTTGCTTGATTCCCTACATCAAAAGAAACAAATGGTCTGCTGGTGTCTGTTGGAGTAATGCCTGGATCAACAGTTCCTCTCATTATTTGATCTGTGTAAGCGGGCACACCTCTAACATCAAAAGGTGTCATGTCAAAAGCGTCTGCAACTGGCTTTGTTAAATCCACTGCGTCCATGACGTTCTTCTCACCTGTGCCTAAAATATCAGATGCAGTTGGTTGATTAAAGACTGCCCTAGAATAAGCAGCTGGATTTACGTTAGAGGCTTGGATAATACTATTGACAATATTCTCCCCTCTTTTATCACCATCTATCGCTGCAATTTGAAATTGATTTAAGGCACCAGCTAAATCATTGTCTTTAGCATAATCTTGCAAAGTCGCAATTGTGTCTTTTTTAAAAACTCTTTGTGCCTCGCTACCCTCTGGCAAATTTCTCGTGGCGTTTAAAATAGTTTGATTATTAAATGTTACGTTAGGAACAGATGGCGTGTCGTCACCGCCAGTTTGTCTGCCAATATCCGTTGCTTGTTGCAGTTCATCAGAACTAAAGACATCAGTATAGTCCATGTCACTATCTGGTGAAGAAGTGTCTATATTGTCATCTGAAAGATCAGACCTATCATCATCGGCAACGGAAGTTACTTCGTCAAAAAAGTCCCCAAAATCAGCAACCCCACCCTCTTGCATCATTTGTATGGGTTGATTGAATATGTCTATATTCGATAAAGCGGGTGCCATGTTTGGAGTCATAGCACCCATTGCTGGTGCCACGACTGGAGGATTAACTAATGTAGCACCATTCATGTTTTTTAAAAAATTATTAAAATTACCCCTGCTATCGGCAGTTGTATCTAATTTTACCTGCGGTGGTTGTGCAGGGGCAGCGGGGGTCGGCATAAACCCGCCCATAGGTCCATTTGCCATGTAAAATCTCCGAAAAAAGCTTCTTTAGGAGATATTAACCCACTAACTCGCTTTTTGCAATAGCATTGTCATCTCTCGATTGCTCTGATCAAGCAATCTTGATACCCAAATCTCATCTTGACGCTTATCTGCCTCGCCTAATGTATGATCTATAGCGTTGCAAAGCTTCCAAATACGATCTTTTTCATGTTTTGTCAAAGGTCTTGCGTCTTCATCAAAATTTTTTATGTTTTTGGCTACTTTTTCTGCTTTCTTAGCTTCTGTCCAATACAGAACAGCGTATTTTACGGACAGAGGTATGCGATACTTGTCTGTTTCATAGCATCTGTACCCTCTTTCGCTCAAACCAAGCCTCTTTGCCATGTCTATTTGGCTCAAGTTTAAGTCTTTTCTTTGTGATTTTAGTTTTTCACCACTCCAATCACTGAAACTTTGATCGTTCTTTTTCATTTTTGCTCCTTTAACACGCCACACTCAATTAAATCATCTACCAAGTCTTTATCTGCATGAAATCTTACTGGCTTTCCAGTCCAATCACACGCAAATGAAGCATAGGTACGTCTCAAATCTTCCCTGGTCTTAAAACCAAGTTTTGAGTTTGTGGTTATCTGATCTATAATCTGTGATGGTGTGCCACTGTAAATAGTGCCACCCTCATCTTTATTCATAATGTAGCTCTTCATATATGTAACATAGGTTTTCAGTGCCGAAAGGTCAAGAATTTTTTTTATAAAATTTTTTTGAGGTGCCGTTTTGAAAACATTGGGGGGTGTTTGAGGAAAACCGAGTGCGTTGCACCCTATATATACAAAACCAAAAAAAAGGGGGTGTATATGGCACACCCCCACCGATTTTATATGTAGTTAAAAATTATCTGTTATAAGTATTTCTTAATTGTTTAACTATGTTATGAACTTCAAAAACTGTGTCTTGATATTCTTCGGCAATTAGATTTTTTCCATTGTAAGAATCTAATTCATACTCGCCATTTAATATTGGATTCATAACAAACTTTAAATGAAAAGTTTTATTATTTAATTTAACTTTTTTATTATTGATTTTTATTCTTCTATTCACGATTGACTCCTTTTGTTTGTGTTTGTTTTTTAATAATTCTTAAAGCTTTGATTAAATTTTTGGTTGTGTTTTTGTTGTGTTCATGGACTTTATCAAACACAATTTCTGCATAATCTTCTAAAAGATTTTCAATTAAATTTAATTCTTCACTATTCACGATTGACTCCTTTTGTTTGTTTGTGAAAGTATTCAAGACTAGTTTCCTAGTCTTGAAATTCTGTTATTAAACCAAGTCTTTAAAGACTCTGCTAAGTTTGTAAATGGGTGGGAGTCTGCATTGTTATTAATAACAACTTCACCTTGTGACTCCTTTTCCACTTCTAAGGGAATCTTATAACCATTTAAGTCGTATGCACCATTTGATGTACCATTTAAATGTCCATAGTATTCTTGATTAAGACATATAACCAAACTACAATCGCCTAGTTTACGTCTTATAGTATTGATTGTACGTCTTACAGAACGTGCATCGTTAATGCCTACAGTATCCATTATTTCCCTTGTAGTCGCTCCATTATCTGTTTGTAACATCTCAAATACTTGATGAAGTTTGGTATTTCTTGGCATGGTATTTGTTAACGTATCCATGTATTTAACACCTTGATTTAAGACTTGGATTCTATGGTTAATAGTATAATCAAACATATTAACAAGAAACATAATCCAATTCTTTAACTTGATATTATTTACTGTTCCTTGATGTTGTCTAAACTCAATTGTTCCACGTTGATTCCTAACATCAATATTTCTTAAATTAATAGAATAGAATTTACCAACTATTACATTTTTTAAATCGTTGTAATTTTGGGAGTCTTCTATTCTATTTAAGAAACCATCAATGGGACTCGCATATCTTGAATTTCTACGACTTGGTGCAAGAAAACTTGATATGAAGTCTTGATATTGAGCATATCTATAAACAACGTCTTTGATAACTTCAAACTGAAACATATCATTTGAATCTTGAAAATATGTATCATTGTCTTTGAATAGTTGAATTGATCTTCTATTAAATTCTTCACTATCCATTGTTATTGGTTTAACTCCAATGTGAACATGATGTCCACATTGGCGAGTGATTCTCCCACCATTGGCAATAATCAAGTCATTAACTTGACTTGAATACTCCCAAGTAGATTCTGCCTTACTACTAAGTGGTGGGAAGATAATCTCGCATCCACTAGTTAAACTCGCATCGTGTTTAACTTTAATAAAGTTTAATGTAGGATGGTTAGCAAATAGATTACTACCATTTAAGACAGATAATCCATCTACTTCCCTTTCAAATCCTAAAGCTACATCAATCATAAAAAAATCTCCTATAATAGTTAAAATGTTTGTTGCGAATCAATCCTAGCATTCTTTGAGCGAACACACAAGCATTGAATACCTATATATAAAATTAATCTTGAGCTATTCGATTAGCTCCAAACGAATAAAATAGGCGAACAGCTTCGCATTTTTTAATTGTTCGCTCCAAAAGAGCTGGTCGACCAGGAAGCTGCAGCTGCATAGCCTGGCACTCCGACTCCGACAGTCCGAGTCCGACAGTCCGATAGACCGAACAATAGTTCGTTGAAGGAGGCAGCAAGCGGATCGACCAGGCTAAATTCACGGCTTTTTCCTGGGTCAACAGCATCCGAGACCGAACAATAGTTCGCTCTAGGAGGCGGACGACTGACGCACCAGGCACCAGAGCGAACAATCATTCGTTCAAACAGCTTAACCTGGTCAAATTAAGCTGGTAGAGCGAACAATCATTCGGCTGCAGCAGAGATCCGACCAGGAACGGAGGCAAAAAAAACCCACGCTAAGCTAAAAGCGTGGGTCTTAATCCGAACAATGTCCGATATTAGGTGATAATAAGCAAGAACCAAAACGCCACCCACATCATCAAGATGCCAAGCGTGTTAATTAAAAACATCCAAAACATTATTCTACCTCCTCATAATCTGCTAAATTAATTCCATAATCTTCTAAAGTATCTGAATGATTGCTTTCCAAATCTTCTGCAAAGTTTTCAACGAGAATATCTTGATAAAGACTTGGAGGATGTGGCATTGTATAAGGGAAAGACTTAATCGCTTTGATGTCCTCAAATAACACATCCCAATCCTCATAATTAGGACTATCAACCAAACCATCATCGGCTAAATTATCCATGTAACCACTAACTTCCCCTAATAGGAAGTTAGCGACTTTTTTGTCTTGGATAATATTATTTTTTAATTGCTCTAGTAAACTCATATTAAATATACCTTTCTTTAAGTGCATAACCATCGCCATACAGAACACTCGCAAGAGTGTAAACCATATGAAAACCCATATCCATACCACAACCACCAACACCAACGGACATGGTTTTATCTTTGTATGTCCATTTTAAAACATTAGCGACATGAAAAGAAAGCCAACTTAGTTCATTATTTTGGATTGAGTGGCAACTTATATGCCTATACATTCCACTTCTTGAAACTTGTCTAATCACAAGCCAAACTGTAGAACCCTTTGGAAAATGTTTTTTTAATAGTTCTGTTGAGTATTCAACAGTATTCACATATACTTCTGTCATAAAGACTCCTTTTGTTTTGTTTGTATATATATTATATGGTATTCATTGCCTACTTGTCAAGGAACAATAAAACTTTTTTTTGTGTCGAGCTGGTCGATTTTTTGCAGCAGCTTGTCCTGGTGCTGCTCGACTAGAGCGAACAATAGTTCGCCAAACAATTGTTCGTTTGGTCTTCCCAGGGAGGAGGAGAGGCGGATGTCAGAATGAGGCGGAAGCTAAAACGAACAATAGTTCAGTCCGAGCCCGGGAAAGTCCGACACCGAACAATTATTCGCTGAACGACCAGGCTGAAGCTGACACCGAACAACGAACAAAAAAAGCACGGCAGAAGCCAGTCCGATGAAGCAGGCACACCGAACAATGTCCGAAAGTCCGAGTCCGAAGTCCGAGCCTAGAAGCCCGACCCAGGCGTAAGACCGAACACGCCAAGTGTTTCTGCTATTTTGCGGGTATTACGCTATCATGTTCTATCTCCAATGGGTCGTTATGGGTCTTTGTGGCTACTTTCATGCGTTTCTGAGCAACTGTTTGAAATTCCTGTAGTTTTTCCAGTATTTGCTCCCTTGTAAGGTTATCTGCTTGTTCATGTAGCACATGAGCCTTATTAACAAGAAGTCCAGTTGCCTTTAATCTAAGTTCTTCAGCTCTGATAGCATCACCATATTTTTCTCTATCTATGGCTAAATCTCTTATCTTTTTTAAATCACGCAATGACTTCTCAAGCGTTACACCAAACCTAGACCTTGCCTCTTCTTGCATCTCTTGGTAACGCTCTTGCACTACTGGGTTACGCAACAAGCGAACAGCATCAACTCCAGGATTTGCATAACCAGCTTTTCGTGCTGCAGATGTCTGCGTCATGTCTTTGTGCATAAAGTTATCAAGGAAAGCCTGCTGTTTATCTGTCAATCTTTTCTGACCAGCAAGCCTTTGCTCTCTTGATAAATCTTCTCCTACTTTTGGCATTATTTTATCTCCCATCTAAATTTAAGTTGACCATGAATTGGCAACCAATCTCTATTCGGTCTAGTAGTCCAACCTTTGTTTTCTTTCCAACCACCAGTTTCTCCCATTATTTTCCAACCTACACCACGAAGACTAGCACCAGATTCTTTTTGCAATGTATATGTAATCATTTTTAATCCACCCATTTGTTGCCATATTCTCCAACATCTTCCATACAAAAACGAACAAGTATTTTTTGGGGCATTTGGTTTTACGCACACACGCAATACCTCTGCTGTAAATCCGTCATCTAATCTTCTTGCAATTGGTCTACCCACAATTGCTACACCATGCAATTCATCTAAAGAAGCTCCAATAGAAAATTTACCACCTTGAGTTGGTTTACTATGTCTGTGAAAGTTCGCAACGAACTCATTAGCTTCTTGTATGCTCATAGGTATGGTTTTAAGTTTCAAAGTTCGCACCTTTCGGCATCAGTAAATATAGGGTATGGGGTGGGTTACTTACCACCCACCTATACCCCCTTATAGGGGGGAAGTTGGGTAAGTTGGTAAGTACCAATAAAATCAATGACTTACAAGCCATTATGAACTTACCATGACAAGAAGTAAGTTGGGTAAGTAAATTTAATTTATTCAATAATATCAATGTTTTACAACTTCCCATCAAAATCTACTTACCGGTAAGTTGGTAAGTGGTAAGTAAATTACTCATAAATCACCAAAACTTTTGGGTTAGATGTTCGCTTAAACCAAGATCCTTTTATGGTGTTTTCAAAGCCTAATTTTCTCATCATATGTATATTCATAAACCCACAATAATGACAATCATCATCACCAAAACCAGCTTTCTTTGTACAGTTCAGTTTATGCTCAACTTCAATATCACATTTTTGAGCTATACCTTTCTCAACTGCACAACCAAGACAAATGGTTTTATTATTCAATACAAGTTCTCTGCTTGGCAAAATCATAGCACTACAACTTGTGCAACGAGTTTTAACTTGCTTTGTACCTTGGAAATCCATCTTCATCTTCCTCATATCTTATAATCTGACCTACGTCAAAGTTACTATACAATGGTATGTTATCAAGCACACCTGTGCCATTTAAAGCACCACCCTCTGAAATCTTAACCCACATAGCTTCTGACGCAAGATTAAGTTTTCTACCCTTGTCATTAACAGGGAATCTAACTTTGGTGTACCCATCTGCAATATGTTCTTCATCACTTGCAAAACCCCACCCTTTGGGTATGTGCATTACATTTTTCTGCTCAAATTTTAAAGCTTTTCTTCTTTCTTTTTTATCCATTATCTTTCTCCCACATTTTTACAATTGGGGCATTGTAAAGTTCTGATTGTCTTTCAGCCTCTTTCATAGCCTTTTTATAAGGCACTTCAAATGCTCTGCCACTTGTCATGCCACTACCATTTCTTTCCCAAGAAACAAGAGAAACATTATAGTTTTTACCACCCCAATGTTTCTCAACTCTCACTTCATATGAACTCATTAACTACCTACCTTTCTTGCTAGATTAATATTTAAGTCTTGATACATATAAGCTTCTTCTGCAGCACGACTTAAAAATTTGTTATCAAGTGCAAAGTCTTTGTACCCATCATGTATAGAGCTATAATAAGCATCTGAGGGCATACCAATGCCTTTCCTACGCATATAGTAAAGCATAACTTTCTTGCCTTTAAAACCAGGTACATCAATTTGTAAACGCATCTTCTTATAAAGGTAAGGATAACCCTCAAACCTATCTAAAGACTTTTGACACTCTTTAGTAATCTTCCATAAGCCAATAGGCACTTTTGCACTCTTGTCTTTAACAATGTCTGCAACACCATTAAACACAAGCCTATACCCAATTAAATTGAAACCAAGTATAGGCTTTGCTTTAGGGCAACGCACTTCCATTGCACTCATATTAAGGTTTGCACCATAAGCACCATACAACATTATTCTGCTCCCTCTAAAAAACAAGCACCTAGAATATTCAGCTCTTGGACAATACCAAGACCATAGTCATAGCCTTGCTTGTAGTGATGGCATCTTTTGTCATCATCTTTGTTGCCATGCACCACAGCATCAAATATGCCACTTTTATATGAATCTAAATCCTTAGATGTAAGCACATCAGCTTTAACTAATGTGCCAACTGAATCATTATTTAAAGAGTGGAAAAGAAAATTTTTAGAATTTTCTTTTAGTTCTTCTAAAAACTCTTCTGCATCTGTAGAATCTGTATTCACAATTTTTTCAAGTCTTTCAATTACATAACTGATATCTATTTTAGTCATTAAGCTACCCTCTTTTCTACAAAATTAATTACTGCATCTAAGTTATCTGCATTAAGCAATAATGAAAACTTAGACTTTGTTATATTCATATTATGAACTTCATAACCATTGCCATTTACATAAATAGCTAAATCTTTGGTATGATAGACTTGCACATCACTAAATGAAGCATCAATCCAATTACTAGGGAACTTTTTAACATGGTCTTGCACATCATTAATCATCTCCCAATACTCAACCACATCTCCATGAACATCTTTATCCTGCTCACACTCATGTCTAAGATTAGTCCTAGCTTGAGCATTGGTTGAATCGCCAAGAAACGCATTAAGCATTTCATCTGTAATCTTAATGTTCTCCATTACACAGACTCCTTACTCACACACCACTCATCAAATGACTGACCAAAATGGTCATTGGTTTCTATGCAAAAGATTTCATAGTTGGCAAACAGCAAACCTCTTTTGCCAAAATTTTCTTCAACGCATTTTAACAACGCATCTTTGTTGTCAAACTCTTTTGTTACAAATTTGCCATTGTCATCAAATGATGGCCAAACGCACTCTTGTACTGCTTCTTCAAATTTATTTGTCATAACAAAACTCCTTTGTTTAAAATGTTATATCTAATATATAGGCACTCATATCCTATATGTCAACATTATAAGTCAAATAATTTTAATTGTGGTTTAACATTTTTAATTCTTGCTTTGGCAATTTCATAATATTCGCTCTCTTTTTCTATTCCTATAAAGCTAAAATCTTCTTCTCTTGCACCCATACCTGTTGACCCACTACCCATAAACGGATCAAGCACCACGCCTCCTTTTGGCGTTACCAAGCGAACAAGGTATCGCATCAGCTCAACAGGTTTAACTGTTGGGTGGGTGTTCGCCTTTATATCACCACCTAAACCAAACTTACGCTCATCTTTTGATGTCTTTGCACAATAAAAATACCTAGACGCATTACCCTGGTCTCCATATGCTGGCATAAATTGTTCGGTATCAGCAAGCTGACCAGCAGTCCAAATGCCCTTGTGTGTTCGCTCTCTGCTGACCTCCGTGCTGGAAGTTTCAGGAAATATTTCTTGTATTTGTTCGCTTCCATCGTGCATCACATTGCTTGGCCAACGACCTGTTTGATTATCAACTAAATCCGAATCCGATAGTTGTTTACGCTTGGCGTTAGATGTCTGACCGAATGATAGCTTGTCCACACCGATTGCAGCCTTACTTTGTTCGCCTTGATCACGGAAGTCTGGCATCGTATTTGGATGTTTGACCTCACCCTCAATCCGACAAGCGTCAATGTTTATAGCACCAGTACCGAACTTGTCCATGTTGTCTGCTACCGACTTCTCCGACAAAGGCTTTCTTGCTAATACCATTGGTTCATGTGCTGGTTTAAGAGCTGTACCCCAACCATTACCAATGTTATGGCTTTTGGGAAAACCACTACCATAAAGCCAAATACATTGATCACGGATTTCAAATCCAGCATCTTCGATAGCAACTGCCATTCTGTGATATGTCCTAGAGCCACTAAACGCAATCATATGACCACCAGGTTTAAGAAGTTCATAACATTTACGCCAAGTTTCTACTTGAAACGCTATGTCGCCACCATCCCACTCTTTGCCCATGAAGCCTTTGCTAGACCGAACAAACACGCCATCAGTCCCATGTTTTGCTGGTGCTGCATCTTCTTTACCGAACCTTTTAACTATTGATGTTAGATGGTACGGCGGATCTGTGACTATACTATCCACCGAACATTTCTCTATTTTGTCCATGACCTCTAAACAGTCGCCATGATAAACTGTGCTTCCCTCTACAATAATCTCCATATTACCTCTCTAATAAACTTAATTGTTTTGTTTGTTTTTGTGTCCAACCTATTGGACATTGTATTGAATCTATTTCTCTTGCCATTTTTTCAGGACACCTATTGCTAGTCTTGTAATTCCTTGCAACATTAACAGAATCAGCAGAAGCAAACGGATAATGTTTACCAGACATATTCAGTCCTCTTAACATATGTATCCACGGCATAGTTTTAAATTTTTTATCTAGCTCATTAAATGCTTCATTAACTCGTTGTTCCCATGATGCAGAACCCACTTGCCAATACTCACCACTACTTCCAAAACAAACTTTGGGATATTCATTACATAAGTCAATTAAGTAATCTAAACTTAAATGTAAGTGCCAAACAGGAACGCCATAACATTTAGAGTACGGCCACGTTTGTAAAAATTCTTTGTTTTCTTTCTCATCTCCACCAATTATATCGGGTATAACTGCCCAATGTGGGTGTCCAAGCTTATCATCAAGCCAATTGTAATAAGCCTGGTGATTAAAAGTCTTCCCACTTGTAAATGTTGTAAAAGCACCATTATCCCACATTACGCTTTGACCTATTTGCAGACATATTTCAGCGTTTCTTGGATCAGCAAAGGAAACACAAAAGTGTTTCCCAGCCATTTTATAAAGGTTCTCTTTAGGTGTAAGAGGTGTTCCATGATAATGTATCATGTGCTTACAATCTTAACCCCAGAGTGTTCGCCTACGATGGTCACTCTGCCAAACATTTCTGACAACATTTTACTTAGTTGTTCTTGCAGATATCTTTTTTCATAAATCTCTTTTTGAAATTGTATAAATTTTTCAACATCTACTTGTTCGTTTGATTCAACAGTAACATCATATATGTTGACCATGCCATCATATGGACAACGACAAACTAATTTAAACTGATAGTTGTTCATCTTTGTTTCTCAAGTAAAAATAAATAGCTAATGCTGCCAACATTTTACTAACGAACATTGTGATACAAGCAAGCAAGCTAAACTGACCTATCATCAACAAGAAAACTGCACTATCAACTGGCGTTGATGCTAATGAACTTATTAAGATTCTTTCATGTAAAGGCTTACCAGTAAACGTGTAAACACCCCAATCTGTAAGTTCGCTTATCATAAACGCTACAAATGAAGCTACTGCGATGAACGGATTAGCCATAACATAACTCAAGACTGCCCCAATAACCATAGCTCCAATAACTTTATGACCTATCTCCCTTTGTGCATAATCTCGTAGTATAAATATAATACCAACAATAATGCTCATTGGTGGATACATGGTGTCATAAAATGGTATTAATGGGACGTAAACGAATCCCACATTGATTAATACAACCGATAAAATATATGCGATTGTAAATTTATATTGATTTAACATAATTTGCTCCTTCTGTTAAGTTTCTATACTCTATGTTAATCCCCAAATTTTTCGCTACTTCCATACCCATTTCCATGCCTTTTGATATACCTTTATCTGTATAGACTGCCATCAAATCTGCGTGACGATACCATTGAAACGCTCTTGACATACCCATACCTCTAAGTTCAGGAATTCTGTCATCAAGCACTTGTGTATAAAGAAGATGCGAGGCAAAAGGGGCTTCGCCTCGCAAGAGAGAATCGCTCATACACTTTTGTGCATATGCGACATTACTTTTAACATCACCCATATAGGGTGATTCTATTATAACTAACATTATGTTGCTTTCAAGCAAGAGGCTGAAACATCATAACCATCTGGTTTATCACCAAATTCTTTTTTTAGCCTTGCAAGTACCAATTTTCTGCTATGGTCAATATCATTATCACAACTCTGTTGTGTATAATATTCAACCTGACTAACGTGCCATGTGCATTTTGTTTGTCCACCCATGTATCTAGGCCCCTCAACCCAAATGACACAAATCATTAAAAACATTTTAACCATTCAATTACCTTTCTGTAAGTACGGATAAATACATTGGGTTTTTTGTGAATGGTTGTTTCTTGAATATGCAACTTCAAATATTTATGTCTCATATTACACTCCATGTTATTTACCCAATTATCCTTAAATTACACGCCATAATCAACAATAATCCCATTATCAAGTTGTTCTTCTTTCTTGATAACATCTGCGATATATTCATGTCCGTGTTCGCCATAAGTCTCTTTGACTTTGACTAACGCTTGTTTATTCGTTAAGCCATCGTCATTAATTAATCCACCGAAGTATTCTTCTAGCTCAATTAAATGATTGTTTTGATATGCTGTCATATCACTCTCCTTTTGCTTTTTGTAAGTTGTAGTCGTTAATTTTCTTGCCTAGGTTTTTGTTGCCTGCTTCACATTGCTCAACCCAAACTCTCTTTGTGACATTGCCTCGTGCATCACGATAACGTCTCCAATGCCCTCTTCTCAAGTGCCACCTCTTTGGTGATCCATGACCAGTAAAAATCTTTTCATATACTGTCTTACCTCTTGGCTTTGGTAGGTCAATATTGATAAGACTATATTCATTTGTAGGAACTTTTCTGCCATATCTAACGTGAGCAATTTTAGTTTTTGCAGGTTCTTTCTTTTGTTGAACAATGAGATCATAATTCAACAAGGATAAAACACTAGCAATAAACCTCATGTCACCGCCTTGAATCAAAGCTAAATGTGTTGAAGCAATTTCGCTCATTGCTTCTTCCATGTAACCATCTTTGATTTGTTCTTTAGATGAAATCCAATCCATGCTACTTGACATGATCGTATTAAATCTTGAATACACTTCATTCATGGCTTGATAATCTTGAAGATTATCATCTAAAGTTTTTGCTTTCCAATAATCTTCATTGTTTTCATATTCACCAAAATGTTTTAAAACATAAGGATAACCTACTAGTTTAACTGCCTCATTAACTTGCTCTTTAATAAAAACATTTTTATCTAATCTTGGCTTTGTATATTTTTCACCCATGTTTCCTTGTTTAACAGTTGTGTTTAAAAAATGTTCATACATCATATCGTGATTGCACTCTTCATAATTAAAAACAGTATTAGACATTGGAGACATAATCCATTTGCCTTCTTTTTTTTTATCTCTATCAGGTAAATTACACCACATTTCATAAGAGATAGTGTTATCACCAAATAATGGTCTTGCTCCTAGATCAGTAACTGGTCTCTCATGAATATGATAACCAATTCTGTCTAAATAATCCGTCGGTTTTTCAATTCTATCTCTGTAGTCTGGCAAAATTTTATCATAATACTTACTCATGGCATGAACTCTGTAATGTTCATCCCATTCAATAAACATATTTTTAAAAGGTGGAACTGCCGTCTTAATCATCTCGTTCAAAACATATGGTCTTGACATAGAGGCTTCGATAGCGTGGTCAATTAAATCATTACTAATCACAAACTTTTGTGCATTAACCAGTTTAACTTGCATCTGTCTAATAGCTGCTTGTGAATAAGAATGATGTTGATAACCCATAATCGTTCTTTTTGGTTGCGACATAGCACCAATAATTTCACTTGCCATCAATGGTTTATTGACAAACTCATCTTTAACAAATTTTTCAAACTTTGACATACTTCCTCCATTTGCTAGTATTTTGATAGTATATGATAGTCATATAGGAAGTCAATGCCAAATGTCAATAATAAAACAAAAAAAAAGACCTGGATTGCTCCAGGCCCTTTTCACAAACATTTTAAAACAAAAGGAGAAATCTTACGATTTCTTTCTTTATAAATATAATATAGGTATTGGGCCGTTTAGTGTCAAGGCATATCATCAATAATACTTGAAGTATTAACATGAGTTGGGTTTCTTCGAACTCTACCAACATCATTTTCTTTTAATGCTCTAGGATCATCTTCAAAGAAAGCTTCTTCTTCAACATAAACTGATGGCTTTAAACCATTCAAGTCTACTTTTTTTGGAGAAAACTTATTAGCATCTGCTGCTTCACATTTATCGCATAATGGTTTTCTTTTATTTTTAACTTTATGTGCGAGTATTAATCTAGGACAAGCAGAACATCTTTCATACTTTGCTATCATTATCTGCTTCCTTTATAGCATAAAATATTCGAGCTACCACTTGAGGCACGATGCTATTCCCTAAACATCTAAGTCGGTGTACCCTGTTGGATACCCCATGAGCCACTCTACCCACGTTGGGTTCAACGTCCCAGGTGATTGGTCTCTCACGGAAGGGTGGTTGCCTAACATCTTTTGCATCTTTCCACCCGGTCTGCCCGCCGCATCTTCGTTTGCTGATGGTGTAGGGAACATCTCCTTTTTCTTGTTCTCCCAATAAACTTTTCTTGGCAGACTCATTCTTTGACGATTCTCCTTCCAATTTTCCATGTTGCCCGAGTCCTTGTAATCCCTTGCTGTTGGTGTTGGAAACATCTCTCTCTTGGGATAATTCCATTTCTCCATTCTTGGTGGTCTGAGAGTGCAACCTAGCATCTGCTCTGCTTGTTGTTCGGTCATCTCCCCCGCCTCTACCTTCTTTCTGAAGATCATAGTCTGACCCATTGATGCGTGTCCGTACCCCTTTGTTGTCGGTGTCGGCCACATTATCTCTTCCCTTACTCTTGGTGTTGGAAACATCTTCACTTCGTCCACTAATGTTATTGCACTTGAGCCGTCTTTCTTCACTTTCTCGTAAAGCTCCTTGCTCTTCGGACCTTGCTTGGCATTCGCTGCTGTTGGTGTCCTCCACATCTTCACGCTGTCTGCTAAGTTCAGACTGTGACTGCTCTTCCCGTCTTTGCTCAACCTCCTGTTGTTCGGTGTCAACTCCACTTGTGGGTGCTCTATCTCCTGTGTTGTTGGTGTTGGCCATAAGGTCGAAGATGTCTGTTTGTACATATCCATTGTCTTGTTGTCCACTTGCTCCCTCAAGTTCGCTGGCTTTGTTCGTCCCTTGCGTTGACCCTCCATCAATTTGATTGTCCCCTCTTCTGAACGAGGTGGCAGATGATCCATTGTGTTCGGTGTGGCCCACAACCCAGCATCGCATTCGTCTATGTTTTGCATCGACGGCTGCAGCTGGAATAAGATATGGGATGGCTTTGTATCCGATACTTTCCAGGTCAATGAGACTTCTTCTGAGGCCCATTGGCATTGTAACAAAGCCTGACACATTTTCGCCAATGACCCATTTAGGCCGTATGTCTTCAATAATCCTAACCATTTCGTGCCAGAGATCTCGGTCGTCTTCGCTTCCTCTCTGAGAGCCTGCGACACTCCAAGGTTGACATGGGAATCCTCCAACAACGATGTCTGCATCTTTGTATTCTTTTCCATTAAAACTCCTTATATCACTATATATTGGTACATCGTGCCAATGTTTACGCAAGACTTTTTGACAATATTGATCTCTCTCAACAAAAGCTACTGTCTCAAAGCCACCTACTATTTGTTCTGCAGCATAACTAAATCCGCCTATGCCACTAAATAAATCTACTATCTTATACATTGTCTCTCGCTGTAGTCGCCTCGTATTCACCTCTGCTCATTGCACCATCTATAGTGCCAAGCCATTTCCTACCACCACTTGTGCTAAATGAATACTTTGCAAGTCTACCCTCTTGTATAAGTTCTCTGACAAGACCATCAATCATTCTTTGTGTGCAATTGTTTAATACTCGTGGTGCATCAGTATCAGCAGACATACGTTGCGTTATAGCATCTGCACCAGACTGTTGTGTCATAGCTCTGCCTTCTCTTTCACAATCTGCAATCCAATTAAATAATGCGGTCTTTTTAATCTCTTTATTTGTACCACTATGCAGTCTTGAGATATCATCACTCTTATCAATCAATAAGCCACTATATTCATCTCTAATAAAATGTCTTATGTTTCTGTTTGCAGGTCCATTAGACTTTACTACTGCACCATCAAAGCATTTGTTTCGTTTGTATTCTATTCCTAAATCTTGACATCTTCTGCGTCCATTAGCCTCATCTACTTGCCATAATGCAAAAGCACAACGAACACCATCTACCAATGCAGACGTACCTCTAATCATATTTCTTGCTTGTTCAGGTGTATTTACAACTAAATCTTCTTTAACTTTAGTCATGTGGTGACACATAATAACAGACGCACCGGTTTCTGTAGCTATCTGTGCCAATAGTCCAGTTAATGCTGCACCTGCTGCAGGGTCTGAGTTTACATCTGCATGAACAAATGAAGCTAACGGATCAAAGACAATTAGTTTTAAATTTTTCATCTGTAGTATTTGCTCATAAATTTTATCAAATTCATCGCTTGTTCTGTATCCATCATGTGTTTCTTGTAATATTGGAAATACACCACCAACATTAGGTAAACTTACAATTCGTAACTCATGATCATATTCAATTCTACTGCCACTAGCATCAAGTCTTTCAATACGTCTGTGCATCTCTGCTTCGTCATCTTCTGCTGTAAATATAATAGAATTACCAAACTCACTAATCATGCCACCAAAAGATTCTTGCATTGACTGACCACTTGATACTTTCATAGCTAAGTCAAGTGTCATCATGCCTTTACCACTATCACCTGCAGCAGAGAATATTATAGGCACTGCTAAAGGTAATGTGTTTGCTATCAAAAACTTTTGCTCTGGTGCTTGTCCTACAAATCTATTAATGAGCATACTGTCATCAAGAAGATTAATATTCTTTTTAACTTGCTTTACATTGGTGTTAAGAAACTCGTTAATGTTAAATTGCTCTGCTATCGCATCAACAACATCCCATCTTTCAGGCTTACCTCTTGGTGGCGTTAATGTGGTTACTGATTTGACACCAGCGTTTAATGCAAGTTCTTGTACTAGCTCTGCAACTTTACGACCAGCTGTGTCATTATCTGGCCAAATCACAAGTTCTTTCTCATGTAATGGAGAAAAGTCAAATAAGTTTGCAGACTTTCTTGACAACATACCCGCACCACCCATAGTACAAGTTGTTGTATAACCTAAGTCATTTAAGGCATCTGCACACTTTTCACCCTCAACCCATATAATTTTTTCAGAGGCTATAATGTTTGGTATGTTGTATAGTGGGCGAACATCAGGCATACGAGGATAATTACTGCCACCTGTAAACTGTCTAAATTCTTTCTTTGGTTTGCCGTGTGAATCAAGTATTGGATTTCCATCTTGATCTATATCGTTGTATCTTCTAACAAGACAAAGTAATTCACCTTGAGCATTTAAATATCTGTGTTCGCTATCATATGGTGTATTAATGTTTATTTGTTTAGCTTCAGGTTTAATAATTGAACTTATGCTTTCTATTGGTTGTGGTGCTTCGTTATCCAAATATGAATCAAACAACTCTTTAACTTCTGGTAACTTCATGTTTCTACCTTCCATCAAAATTTTAACGATACCACCCACTCCATCTGCACCATTAAAATCTTGCCCTTTCATAAAATAAGGAGACCTTGGATTTATATCAATTTTTAAAGACTTTCCAGCTTCGCCATGTAACGAGCCTATTGTAAATTGATCTCCTCTAATTACACCTTGAGGATAGGTTTCTCTTAACATATCAATTTGTACACTCGCTGGGACTTTTTGACTTATCATTTCAACAAGTTCTTTGGAATCCATACTGCGTTTATTATTGCCAAATTTAATAATGTTCATTACCATCTCCTATGATGGCGGTACTTTGCTACCTTCTGTATCGCCATCACCCTTCACTCCAACAAGTATTTGAATACTGACAAAATCTACAATCAAACACATCTCTATTCTGTGCTATTCTTGGCAGCATTTCATTTTGCTTAGATGCTCTTAATATATTAACTGCTCTATCACTAGCATATTGTGCCAACTCTTGATTAAACGGAACTAGCTCATAATAGATTTCACTTGTGTTCTTGTTAATAACTGTGAATAAACATGGATTATCTGTCAGTTCCATGTAAGCTTGATACAAGGCAACTTGTACTTCATATGTAGGATTTGCCTTAATACCTTTAAACCTAAAATCTCTAAACTTTTTCTCATTAGCAGATTTACATTCCCAAAGCATGGGGTAATCAACATCAAGAGGTCCACCACATATCACGCCATCTATGTGTCCTTTAATCTCATCATCTGCTATTGCAAAGCCAAACTGTTCGCCATTCTTGTCTATAGTCCTTAAATCAAAACCCGCATTTCTAATCCATCCAGCCATACTGTTTTCTAACTCATGGCCTAACTGAAATATTCTTAATGTTTGTGCATTAAACTCTTTGTTTTCATCTGGTTGTTGCCCTTGATAAGTATACTGTATTTTTCTTGCACATTTATCACCTAGCATAGAACCACCTAAATATCTTCTTCTAGGTTGAGACTTATTCTTCTCAACAATAATCTTATCAATGATTTCTTCAAAAGGGTAATTCATTGTCTGTTGGTTCTGTTTCGTCTTTGCCGTGGACATATTTAAGAAGTAATCTATCGAGTTCTTGTTTGTTGTATTGTTCATCTTCTTCTACCTTCTTTGAGAATTGCATTATTGTAACTGTGGCTTTTATTTCCTCTTCAGTCAAATCACTAAGTTTTTTATCCCAACTAAACCTAGTAAAAAGTTTAGTTAAATTTGTTAATGAATCGTCTCCGATATTGGGTTTATCCATCTACCTTCTCCCTCTTTATAAAGTGAACCAGTTAAAATTTCCATGCCATCAAAAAATGCGGAAAAAGTAATTTGTAAAACCTCGTTCTTGTTTAACTTAACAATTCTATCAAATGTCTTTCCAAGATCATCAGCTAGTATATCTGGGTCTCCACCAAGCTTAAACCACATGAATAAACTACCTTCTTTTACATTTTCTACACCAACTTTATTCTCTTCGTGAATAAGATATTTAACTTCCATTCTTGCCATCTTTTGCCTCTATTGCTAATGCCGCATATCCAATAATGTCAATCATGTTATCTTCTACTTTTGGATTTTGGCTGTTTCTAATTTGCTTAATACCTATCATTGCTCTGTAAACATCATGTATATCAAGCGGCTCTTTTAATTTCTTTCTTAATAATATGTTCCACATCTGAGCTATGTAAGTATGTGTCTCTGTAGCGTCACCATGAGATTTCGCTCGTGAACCATTTATTAGTAAGTCTGCTTTTTTTAAAGCTTCACTACGCTGCACTATTCCCTCCTTCATAATAATTTAGAATTTTTGCATCAATTTCTTTTTTATTCCACAAGTAATTTAACCAACAAGCGGCTTTGTACTTATTCCAACTAAAATCCATTGGTCTAACAAACTGACCTAACATAGCTAAAGCGTTCTTTTGTTTCATTGTTACGCCTTGATTTAGCCATCTTTTACCTTTCTTTGCACCATCACTATCTTCAATGCCTCTCAGAAAGTCATCAGCAGACGCAATAGCTTGTTCTTTAGTACCTACACTAACAACCCTTAAACGCCCTTTGTTACGCCTTACAAGAGCGACAGAAATGTCATTTAAGTGTGCAACTAATCCAAATCCATTAAACCCACTAGCCATCATACATCTTTTGTTTTCAAACAAATCAAGCCATCTAAAAGGCGATCTATCAATCAAATCAACCTCAGTCATAGTAAACTCATCAAGAACTTCTTTGTCTTGTGTGCCAAACTCATGTCCACAGATAGGACATTCTCGTGATGACAAAGGTATCTCTGATTGACAATCTGGACAAACTTTAAGTGGCGTTGCACCAGCGTTAGTTGCTTGTGCTCCATCAAGATCAACGCCCTCATCTAATGAACCATGTGTAAGCACACTTGTTCCAAAATCTAATACAATGCAATTTTTTTTAATCAGACCAGGATATTCTTCTTGATTGACAGTTCTTAATCCACGACCAATCATCTGTACCATTGTTGATTTATATGAACATGGTCTAGTCAATACAATGCAACTAATTGGTGGTGCATCAAAACCCTCGGTCAATACTGCTACGTTTACAACGACTTGAACATCACCATGCTCTAAATCATGTAAAATTTGCTTTCTTTGTTCGCTTGGTGTGTCTCCAGTAACAATTTCTGCTCTAACATTCTTACGTCTAAATTCATCACATACATCTTGTGCATGGACAATGGTGCTACAGAAGATGACTGTCTTTCTCTCATTAGCTTTGTCTTGCCACTCTTCAACAATCTTTTCATTAATAGCTCTCTTGTTCATAATCTTTTCAACTTCTGACATATCAAAATCAGTTACAGTCTTACGAACATTCTCTAAATCTTTCTGTACACCTACATCAACAACATACGTTTTTGGTGGCACTAAAAAGCCTTCTCTAATTAATGTGCTAATCTCAATTTGATGTGAGCAGTTGGTGAATACTTTTCTTAAACCTTTTCTGTCTCCACGATTGGGTGTTGCAGTAAAACCTACAATCTCAACAGATTCATTGGCTTGTCTAACTTTATCAATAATACGCATATAAGTATCTGCTACTGCATGATGACTTTCATCAACAACAACAAGATCAAAGTGACTTATGTTATTTAAATTGTTCTCTCTTGATAGCGTTTGCACCATGCTAAAGATAGTGCTGCCATTCCAATCTTTTTCTGACCCATCAACAATACTGGTTGTGATGTTTGGGTTAACTCTTGAAAACTTTGTTTTGTTTTGTCTTACTAACTCATCTCTGTGTTGCAATACCAAAACTTTATTTCCAACTTTAAATCTTTTACCAACCAATGCAGACAACATAATAGTTTTGCCCGCACCAGTAGGTGCAACTACAATTGTGTTCTTATGTTTGTCTAAAGCAGTTGAAGCATCGTCTACTGCTATCTCTTGGTATGGTCTTAAAATCATGTTTGTGTTCCTTTTGTGTTGGGTAGCTTTGCGGCATCGGTGCTACCCAAAACCGACTCTAGCAGACGAGAAAGGTGTCCTGCCGCTAGAAATCTAGAATCCTACTTCTTTGCCCAATTTGGAACAACACCACTATTAGGTGTTTGGTTCGGTTGTTGGGTTTGAGGATTAACTTGTGGTTGCTGTGATTGTACTGGTGCTTGACCAGTTGAACCAAGGTATTCTTTGCTATTAACAGCTAATGCAACTAACATTTTATTTTTGTCAGCATAACCATTAGTGCCTTTCTCAACAGCAATTTTTACACAAAATTCTGCACCATCTAAAACACTTAGATCATTGACCTTTCTTCTGCTTGACGCTTCGGGTGAAGTGTCATTAGGGTCAAGACCAAACGTGCTATTGATGATGTCTCTAAAAGTTTTTATACCTATTTCTTTGCACCAAGGCATACCAGTTTCAGGGTTCATCTTGCCACCATCACACATGACATTCTGCCAAAACTTACGTTTATCATATGGTCCACCTACTATGGTAAACTCACAGTCTAAAAATTTAGCACCTGATGACCCTATTTTAAACATCGGTTGAGATGAATAATCTTGGATCACATGATCGCCTTTCTGCATTTTTAAAATAACACGAGCTACTGTTCCAGCTGGTATTAAATCAAACTCTCTATTAGAGTCATTCGGTACATTATTAAAATCAATCATTTTTCTGTCTCCTTTTCGCTAGATTTGATTGAATTAGGATCAACAAAATTCAAGTTAGTTTTTTCTGCTGATCTTCCACTTATTTTTGTCAACAACTTACCAAGATGTGGCTCTTCAACTATTTCAAGTTGACCAGACCTATCCTTGGCTGGATAACCCCATTCATTTAGTGTTTGACAAATAAAGGCTCTGTAAGGTCCGTGCTCTTCACTAGGCATTACTGCCATTGTTATAACTTCATCAACAATACCTGGAAGTTCACGACCAGTTTTTGAACCCTCTATCTGTAGTTCATACAAAGTTCTGCCGTAATCATCTACTTTCTCATCAAGAATGCCAACAAAGATAACATTCTTATCTCTAATATGTTGCAGATGTGTAAGCCATGCCATCATCTCACGACCTTGCATACCATAGACTGCTCTAGTATCAATCTTGCCAGTTCTATCAGATTTATTATCTTGATGACCATAACAATATTGAAAGCAAAGTCTGCCTGCAACTGTAATACTATCTACAAATATAGAATCGTATTTCTGCATAACTGTGAAAGAGTCGCCATACATCTGTGAAACTCTTTCATAATCAACACTACTATAAGGTTGATCAGTTGGTAAAGCTGGATTTGGTCCACCAAGAAAACAAGCAAAATCTCTGCACTCTTCCCATGTCTTGGGACGAATAACATCAATAGGCCATCTTTCAATAGCAGCATCACCAGCTTCTAAGTCCATAAATAATGTAGTGTCTGGGTCAAGAGTACGGGCAAGAGTAGTCTTACCCACACCACTTTGACCACAAACTACAATCTTATGACCTCTTTTTTCTGCCAATCTTTCATCGGCTGTAATAATTTTAAGAGCCATTAGTATCCTCCGTAATATCCACAGTCGTTCCTGTCAGCTCAACAGTTCTGTGTTCTTGTAGTTTACCTTTAATAACAGGAGGTGCATTGTTATATTTACGCTCATCAATAGCATAAGTTATCCTAGCGTAGTGCCTTGCATCTTCTTGATCCATATTTAACAAAGTGCTTGCAAGACCTTGTTGATCCCAAGTTACCTTCTGTCTTAAAGTTACTTTAACCTTATAGCCTTGTTCATTTAATGTAACAGAGCCATAATCTTTGCCATCGTCATTTAACTTGTTTCTTGCTGTATTCCCAAATCTTATGGAAAGTTCTTCGTTAAGTAACGATTGCTTATCTTTTAATGCCTGCATCTGCTGTTTAAGTTCTTCTCGATACTTAAATACATCTTGCATAGGCATATGTATAAAATCTAAATCCATGATTGATCCTTTCTCAAATTATAATAGACACTAGATACCTATAAAGTAGGCATACATATCCTATATGTCAATAGTTATTGTTATTTTTTTTTGTAAGAAAGGTAAATATCTATATTGTGTATGGCTTTCATCATTTTTTGTTTAAGTTTAAATTCGGGTGTCAACATACCTTTTGCATCTTCAACAATCAACTTTGAAAGTCCATTTTCTTCTTCTAATAAATATCTAAAATCTGCAATATAATTACATATTTTTACATTATTAATACTTAATTCATATTTTATTTGACGCTCTAATTGTGCAACAACGCCAGCTTTTTCCATAGCTTTAAGTTGTCCCCAACGCTCAGCCTCCCATTTAGAATCAAATGTTAAACCAAAGGCCAATGTTTTTTTTGCAAAATACTTATTGGCTCTTCTAGTTTTTTTGGGTATAAATGGGTATGAATAGGTCATGGAGGTAGTATAATGACAGACATTTCAAAATTCAAGTCGGTTGCTGTAGATATCGATACTTACAATAAATTAGAGTTAATTTGTAAAGAAGAGCGAAGAAATAAACGTCAACAACTAGGCTTAATGGTTGACAAAGAGTGTGAAAAATTAAATCTGAATACTGAAAGTAAAGTGCTTGGTCTAGGTGGACTCAACCGCCCTCATCCTTGAAATTAGGCGATTCGCTCTTTTTGTTACCTGTTTGTGCCAACGGCTGTCTTCCATCTGAACTGCACATTCTTGCCAATCCTTATTTAGTAAAGCTGTATGAAATTTCTTAAATTTGGAAAATCTTGGACGGCCTAGATTAAACATCATGTTTGCACATATTTTTTGTACTTCATCTGGTAAATCATTAAAGTTAAAAAATAGTTTTTCACATTCGCTTATTGTTACTTGTATGTCTTGCTCAAATAGTTCATTAACTCTTTCATCATCAACACGAGTTCCAACTTCCAATCCATACTCTGGGTCTGATTCTATTACCAAGTGGCCTATCCCAATCGTGGGCAGCGATAAATGATCTAAATACACAGCATTGACACGACCTTCGTCCGTCTCAATTTCTTGGCGTAGCTCATCTATGTTCATCTAAATAACTCTCCATATTGTTCTTTGGGTACAGTTAGTGGTGATCCTCTTCTAGCTGCTATAGCTTGGTCTGTTGGTGACAAACCTAATGCAGCACCAGTTCCAGGTTGTGTAATATCTATTTTACCAACATTTGTATTAGGATTTACTGCTTGAATACCTTGTAGTTGATTAGTGGTATTTGCTCCAACATTTCTTACTGCTTGATTGATACCAGTGTTTTCTGCAACGGCTCTTACTTGATTTGATGTATCGTTTACGCTTTCTTCAACAGATTGTGTGATGGCTTGGCCTGGTCGGAAAGCATTAGACACAGCAGTTAAGAATACTCTTTGTTGTTCGGCAGTTGGATTTGCAGTACCCTCTAATTTTTTAGAAGCTTCAACAATCTCTTTCATAGCTTTTTTACCAGTAAATAACTGGCCAAGAACGAACATTTTAGCAATTCTACCAACATTATTGAATACATTAGCTAATATACCTGCAGCAACAAGGTCGCCTTTTGGTATATTATTTGATATTCTAGTAAGTATTTTACCAAAATCTCTAATGTTCGTAGCAACACCAGCAGTATCACCAGTGTTTGGAAAAATTATATCAAGTTTATTACTTTTATCTGCTCTAGCAATATTCTTTGCTAATTGTTTCATGCCATCTGCGTTTGTTACAGCACCAACATTATCAAGCATATTCTCAACATAACTACCTCTGATAGTTTTAAGTTCTGCAGGTTTAGCTTTGTAAAAGTTCATAACGGCTTTTAGATCGCCACGAGTAGCACCTGGAGACATGACCAAATCCAAAGCCTCTTCTGGGTCTAAATTATTGTTTCTAATTTTTGCAAACACACTATTAGATCTTAGTCTTGATGTTTCTTGTAACGTATCTAAAGCACCACGCATGGCATTAGCTACACCTTGATCCAAGCCTTGTGCAACAGCATTTGTAATTACTTCTTCATCTAAATTAGTAAGTTTTAGATCTTCAAATCCTTTAGCAACTTGCTTAAGTTTATTGTATTCTGCTCTACCATAAAGCTCTACACCAGTATCACCTAAATCATCTAATGATTTAATAAACTCATTTGGCTTAAAATTTGTTGGATTGATAGAATCAAAACCAGTTTTGTTTAAAGCACCTTGTAACCAATCTTTACCCATTTGAGTTTTAATTTGATTGTATTGTGTATCATCTAAAGCTTTTTTTAATCTGTTAAGACCAGTTGGTGTGCCACCATTACCAATTACTTTTTGAGTTAGTCCAGTTAAAGCTCCAGGCCTTGCAATGTTAAATGAACCACTACGCATTTGTTCAACAAGTTCTTTAGACCCTAAAGTGCTTGATATATCATCATATAATTGAGTTCCCTCTCTAAATTGTTGTCTTGCTGTAGGCAATAATTTAGATGCAACTTGTATTTTACCAAATGCGTCTGAACCTAATTGTTCGGTAATGTCTTTAGTAAGTGAATCAATATTTGACCTTAAAAGAAGGTTGTCAACTTTGCGGATTGCGTCTTTCCAAACATCTGATAAATTTTTAGATCTATCAATTATACTTTTTTGTAAAACTTCAGCTTCTGTTTTTGGTGCGTTTCTAAGATCCCAAAGTTTTCTTCTTAATTGATATGCGTCTGTAAATGATGCTTTGTCACCTAATGCTCTTAATTCTTCTACCAAAGATAAACCTACACGACCCTCTTCTGTAGCTAATCTACCAGTTCCAGCTTGTGCAAATTTCTTTTCTGCCACATCTGCAACTTCTTTAACTAAGGTAGTAGGTATAATTCTAGCATCACCAATAGATGTTTCAATGACCTCATTTATAGTAGCCCATTGTTGTGACATAGTGTCTTCAAAGTTCTTTGCAGATTGTTGTACAAAGTTAAAAACATTATCATCTATAAGTTGATTACGCTCTAATCCACCTGCTAAATTATCAGCAGACTGTTTAAGAGCACTCATAATTGAACCATAGGCTTGTGTTTGTTTCTGTGCTAATTCTTTACCAAACTTCTTCTCAAACTCAATAAACAAATCACCTGCAGATTTTTGACTACCCTCTGTAGCGGCTTGACTAATAAATTGATTTAATTCACCAATTTTTTTGTCCATAGCTTCTGCTATTTTTTGAGTTCTTGGTGATCCACCTAACACGCTTTCTTGTAGTTGTTGAAACTTTGCAGCTATAGGTCTACCCTTTATCTGTGCTATTGTTGGTTCTAACCCTTCTTCAATTCCTTTAGCAGTAATTCTTAAGTCTTCTTTACTTGCTTCTTGTATAAATTTCTTACCAGATGGTGCTATTGCTCGGTAAGCTAATAAAGGTATGCCGAACAACAGTTCACCCGCAGCAGCTATACCACCTTCGATTGCCGCATCTTGTGCAATGTCTCCAGCAGTTTGATCTGACACGCCTGCAATTCCCTCAATAGCCTCTTCTACAAGGGAACCACCGCCACCACCAACAAAGGCACCAACTGCACCACCAAGTAATGTTCCAAATCCTGGTGCAATACCAGTTCCTATGGTTGCACCTTTAATTGCACCTGCAACACCACCTCCTAGTTCTGGTAGTATACCAACTAAATCAGATAAATCGTTTCTACTAAAACCTTCTTCATCAATGAGGACATTTTTATCTGTTTGAACGCCAACTTTTTCAGCACCAGTGGGTGTTAAGGCAAGTCTACCTCTATTATCTCTTATATAATCTGACCTAGTAAACCCTTGTGCAGCCAATATCTTTTCTTGTTCTGCATCATTTTCTGCAACTGACAATGCAGACCTAAGACCAAAATCTTGAATACCAGATTCTGTATCAAAGTTAGATTGTGTTGGTTGATCTTTAGGTTGAGAAGTTGTTTTAGTTTCTGCAAGTAAATCATCAAAAGTAATATCTCGTCTTTGTTGTCCAAAAAATTGTGATCGTATAGCGTCTGATTCTTTTTGAGTTGGTGCATCACCAGCTATTTCAACCTTGACTATTCCTTGTGGGGTTTCAACATTAATTATAGCCATTATGTTGTCTCTTGTGGTCTAAATCTAAAAACATTATCTTCACCAAGAATCATCTTAGTTCCTAATGTTCCAGCACCTTTTCTATCTACTCTAATACCAAATTTTTCTAAATTGCTATAAGCCTCATCAATCTCATCTTTTTTACTTAAAGTTATTTGTTTAAAAAGTCTATTGAGTTTAGTTTTAAGTAAGCCAATATCAGCGTCTCCGCTAAATACATCTATAGCTCCAACAATATCATCAACCAACCTTCTATCATTATCAGAAATAGTTTTACCACTTTCTCCTAAAATAGCTGCTGCATTTCTAGCTTTAAGTTCTGTTAACAAAACATTTAATCGTTTGACTGGATCAGTTTCGCCTTTACCTATTGGTATTCCAAAAGATATGGCTAATTGATTACCAAATGATCTTATTTGATCTCCAGCAGATACGCCTGTTTCATTAATTACTTTTGCAATATCTCTAAACTTATCAATACGCCTTGTTAAACCTTTTTCCATTGTTTCTATTGCGTTTACTGCTATATCAGGAGCAACAACTTTTGATTTTGCACCAGTTGGATTATTTGGATTTGCATAAAAAACATCAAAAGTTATCTTAGATCCACCGAACAATGGAACTGATCTAGGCTTTTCTAAATAAGTTTTTTTCTTATCTTTTGTTGAAGCAGTTATAAGAGATTTTGTCATATCTGTATATGTGGCGGCATCTATAATCGCAAATCGTTTGTTGAACTCTGCATTATTGTCTAAATTGTTTAATTCATAACTGTTAAGTCTTGAAAATCTACCAGTGTTTTGCAATACACTGTTAGCTAAACCACCCTCTTTTGGTATAACAACGTAACCCTTTCTATTCATAGCTTTTTTCTTATCTTCTTCAGTTTTGCCTAATGCGTATGATCCTGCTTTAGCTCTTATTGCCTCTGCTTTGGCCACTGCTTTTCTAAAATCTGGCATTGCCGCTTCACCTGCTTCACCTACAGATGATAGGATTTTACTTACATCAAAACCTTTACCAGCTCTGTTTTGCATGAGTGCTAACCCAAAAGACATTAAAGCTTGTTTAGTATCTGCTTCACCCGATATGTCTAAACCGGTGGCTTCTCCAAACTCGTTGATATATTGATCAAATGTTTTTGGCTTTTCTTTGCCAGTTTTAACTTCCGACAAAAATGAATCTAAAGCTTTAACAGTTGCTTTTTTAGCCGCAGTATCTGCACCCTCAACTTCTTCATCAAGAGTTGGAAAATCTGTGTCTGCATCAACACCACCAGTTCCCTCTTGTTCTTTTTGTTCTTCTTTTCTATCAACTTGTTCTTGTACTTTTTTTATTGTTTCTGTATCTGCAAAATCACCTGCACCAAATGCACTAGGATCTCCAACATTTTTACCTAAAGTTTCTTGTATTGCTTTAGCTGCCGATGCACTTAGTGCATCTTGACCAGCAGGTGTAAATACATCCATTCCTGGCACGTCTGCCATACTTTTAGCACCAACATTACCTTTTAAAGACGCTTCTTCAGCACCTTGTGGCAAAAATAATTCTTGACCAGTTGGGTCTTTAAATTTATCTCTTTCTTTTAACCTTTGTTTAAAACCTGCTTCTGATTCTTGATTAAGATAATCACCAATAATATTTCCTTGAATTGGATCTGTGAAAGCAGATATAATACCACCCGCACCTCTAATTTGATCTAAAGCACCTAGACCGACATTACCAATATTTCTAAATAAAGAACCTATTTTACTTTCGCCAGCAGATGGCTGAATTTGACCTAATGGTGGAATAAACTTGTCTTTTAAAGCACCTTTGCCTTGCAATCCTAAGTTATATTGTTGCATGATCTCAGAAAAAGTTCTTGGACGACCTAAAGCTTTTAATAAAGCATCTGTATCACCTATATTCAGTCCTGAAATATTTTTAGGAGCCATATTATTTTCCTGTAGGACCGCCACTAAAAGGTGCTATTTGTGATAGTGTTGTATATGCACCTATCCCTTGCAAAAATGGATTTGCAGCTGGTTGTGTGGCTTGTGTAAATGTTGATGGAATACTTGAACTAGGCATACCTTGTAGTAAGTTTTGACCTAATTGTAATCTTGTAAAAGGTTCTTGTGCTTGCTGTAACATATTTGCTCTTTGTGCATCTAATTGTGCTTGTTGTTGTCTTTGTCTTAATGCACCTAATTGTGATAGTTGAGATATGTCTGCTTGACCTAAAGCTTGTTGTAAACGCCCAATATCGCTTGTTGTACCAGCTAAAGTGCCAAACGCTTGTCCAAGACCACCAGATAGTCTTCCAGCCTCTTGTGAGGCTTTTAAAGCTTGTCCAAACCCTTGTGATAAAAGTTTTGATAGAGTATCGCCCTTAACATCTTGTAACCCTCTTTCCGTTTCTGCTCTTTGCACACCCTCTCTTGATCCACCAAAAGCACCAGACCTAATGGCTTGTTGGGCCGCTCCAGCTCTACGCATATCAGCTTGTCTATTAAGTTGACGCATTGCAACATCAATAACTTGCTCTTGAAATGGGTCTTGAAATTTTTTTATTGATTCGGGTTGTAAAAAGCCTAATCCACTTGTTAAGGCTTGTTGTGCTGCAAGTGATTGATTGGCTGCACCTTGTAAAAATGGTTGATATTGACCAACCATTTGCTCGCCTAATTCTGCTGCTCTAGCTGTGAGTGGATCCATACCAGCAATTTGTATTCCTGGCAGACCAAGAGGACTATCTAATAATCCAGCGGTAGTCTGTTCTTCACCATCAAAAGTACCAAATGCTGATTGTAGTAATCTTTTTTGAAGACCTTCTAAAAATGGTGGTAATCTTTGTATATTTTCATAAGTTTGTGTTGCCATTACGCCCTCGACTCTAAATTATCCATCATGTTATAGGCTCTTTGTATGCCTTTTCTTTGATTTCCACCACCAAGACCTTTGACAGCATCTTTAGTCAAAACAAACTCTCCAGCCATTAACATAGCTGGAACATCATCTTTTGTGCCAGAACCCTCAGATGGGTCAATTCCACCTGTTCTTCTTGGAAAACTCATAGGACCACCATCTGCAGCATATGTTATGCCACCTAATTGCCCTCCAGGACCACCAAACCCAAATGGCCTTTGTTGAAACTCTCTTTGTTCTTCTTCATCGTCATCGCCAGCAAGCAACTGTGCAATTAATCCAGCTGTAAGACCCTCGCCAAGTCTTGTATTTAACAATCTTGCTAATAAATTATCATCTGCAATGCCCGCAGATTTTAATAACTCTCCACTAAATGTTCTAGGAGTTCCAGCAATTTTTTCTCGTGCAACTTCAACTGGTGGCTTTGTACCTGTAGATGTTGCTGTCCCTACAGTTTGATCGCTTCTTGTCATTGCAAAAGGTAGTTTCTCACCAGTTGGCGTAGAGCGAACATTAGTTCCCTCAACAGGTGCCTGTTGACCAGAAAAATTGTCAAATGCCATACCACCTATACCAGAAAGTAAAGCATTTCGCACAGCGTCTTTGTTTTTGCCACCCATTAGCTTTGATGTTATTGCTCCTGTGGCTAATCTACTAACAAATGGACTAACTGAAGTACCAGCTATGCCCGGTCCTAAAGCACTACCAACAACAACAGGTAAAATATCTTTTAGTAGATCTCCTAAACTCATGTCTTTATATTACCTTACTTTTCATTATTCGTCTATGTCTTTACCTTAATTGTGCCGTTATCATTGAACAAAGCACCTACTTCTAAATCTGTATCACTTGTTGGCAAGTCCGTCAAAGTAATCTTAGTGCCTCGAAGTTCACCAGGATTTTGCAATTGTGTTACTAATTGACTTAAACTTCTTACCATTTCATTAAAATACTGAACATCATATTCGCCAGGTGGCAATGAAAAGGTTGGTGGTACAAGTTGTCTACTCATCTATCTCCATCCGCTCTTAAATCTACTCTTGGTGTTCCAAGTCTCCAATTAACTTTTTGTGATGTGCTTTCTACTCTAAGACCAAATGATCTCCCACGCAACCTTAAATGATTAAGCTCCGTGGTTGGTGTAACAGTATTCGTTGATGTCTTAATAAAACCACCGCCTGGACTTCTTTGAGCTTTAAGTGAGAATATTGCCTGCTTGTCACTTGTGCTTATGTCAGAATCACTATTGTCAAAACTTACATCAGGTAACATTCGTCTTAAAAATACAAATTGATCTCCATCTTGAATGTCTATAGGACTCGATTCTATAAATGATGTAAACGCAGTGCCATCATTGTCATTACCTTTTTCATGGTTGTAGACAAGATTAGAGTCTGTTGCCATTGGGTATTGATATACACCTCTGTCTATCCAAGAACTCCGTGCAAGACTACCGACATACCAAATTTTTTGGTCGTAATTATAAACCACATATTTGTCATTTTCGCCAGTGCCATTATTTGATAGAGAATTTGTTTGTGATGGGTAAAACCAAAACACTTCTCCAAAAGCTGAGTTTACACCTGCATATATTTTATCAGTTTGTGTTTCATTAAAATCTTGAAAAACATGATCTCTAACAGAACAAGGGATAACTTGAACACGACCATCATAAATATAAAAACGATCATATCCCATCCAAAAAACAGCGTCACCTACGGCAACAGCACTATTAAACCCACGAACAGTAATGTTACTAGCAAGTTGATTAATACCAAAAGTAAAAGGTGGACCGATAAATTGCATTGAAAACACAGAAGTGTCAGTCAATACAATCATTTCTCGTCTTGTTTTAACTGCCGTAATAATTTCAGAACCAGAACCTACTCTTAAGTCACCAGCAGTATTGGTTGCAGTAGGAGTCCAGAGAAATGGGTTTTCTTGCGAACTAAATCTAATTAACAATCTGTCTTGTGCAGTTTGACCTATTGGATTTGCACCAAAACAAATAACATGACGATCTCTTTCAGACACTATAACTTTTCTTGATTTTGTTGGTGCTTGATCAGACAGTTCTATTAAATTTTGTGCTCTTGAAGTAAGTCCCAATGTTTTGTCCCAATAAAAAACAGCACCATCTCGTTCATTAAAGATTAAATCTTCACCAAAATTATCTTGTGACCATAAACGTAAAGTGCCACCCGTGCCTGCTGTTTCAGTTGCCTCTATACCAATTCCACCACTAGCCTCAAAGACCGCAACATTATCAGCATGAGTTGTAGCTGTTGTGCCTGCACTACCTCTAATTAAACCAGTAAAAGTTGTGCTTGTTTTACCTGTATACTGTATTATTTCATCTTCTATTTTTAAAAAACCACTTGATTCAAATGATGCAGTTGAGTCTACAGTCACTGTAGTTGCCGAAGTGTCTGAAGTTAAATCACTACCATTAATCAAAGTAACATAATCATCACTTGCTGCGGCATTACCTAAAGCTAAACGAACTGTGTTAGGAGTAATAGTTGCAGGAGTTCCAACACCTGCCTCGTCATTTACTTGAGTTGTGACTCCATGCCCTCTTGTAACAGTTAAGGTATTAGTGCTTACATTTGTAACAAGCATAAGCTCCCCTCTTACTTGAATGACATCAGTGCTTGCAATACCTGTAGCATCTGTAACATCTATTGCCGTTTCATCTTTCTCTAGTTCCTCTGCTAAAGTTGTAGATAAAGTCGTTGTGTTTAACTCACCATTCCAAGGTCCTGCACCCCAACCACTTCCTGGAACAACTGTATTTATGCCTATGTTTAATTGATAATCTGCATTAACTGAGCCCGCACTAGACAGTGCAGCAGCAGCATTTGATGCTAAAGTTATTGTGTAAGTGTTTCTTGTAGGAACACTTTGTATTTCATGTTCTATGTCCAGTTGTGCGTTTAAAGTTGAATTACCAGTGTTAGCATTTGCAAATGTAACAAAATCTCCCACCAACGCACCATGAGACTCATCATTTACAGTTACAGTTGTGCTATCAGTTGCAGTTATAAAAGTAATTGCCATTAAGATTCATTCCTAAAATCGGTTACAGTTACGTCTCCATTGGTCGTTTCAATAGTAACTTCACCCAACGCACTAGCCATTGCAGGATTTTCTAAGTTAAATGTAACAGTGCCAATTTCTCCAGTCGAACTCACACCAGTTGGTAAAGCTGGAGCTAATGTATCATTAGATTGTGCGTTTATCACTTCTTCTCCAAGACCCGTGGTTCCTGTTACGCCAGTCACGGCAAAGGCAATAGCATTGCCATTTATATCAAACACGACCTCACCATTAAGCACTTTTCGTCTTAGTGGCGTGATATCATTGTAACTTTGTGACTCTTCAATATAAAATTTTATTTCTGTTCCAACACCTAAATACTCATTTCCTTGCAGATTTGCCCAAGCGTGTAAAGATCGAGAGACTCCAAGAAAAGTGTTTGGTGAATATTTTTCCCAACCACCAAGTTTCTCTGGGTAACCAAAACGAAAACGAACTTTATCACAATCGTTCCACCCACCTTTGTTCGTATAAGACGTTGTTTCTTTGTTAATACCTGGTCTGAACTTTAAAGACGTTATTGGCATAATTTATTATTCCTCTGGTGCTACATAATCTGCAACAGTTCCATAATCCCCTGCTTTTGCTTTTTCATATATTTGTCTGCCATGCTCTTCAACATCATCGGGAGTTGCACCAAATTCGTAGTAACCATCATTATCCGTCAATCCCATATCAGCATAATGAGAAAATTTACATTCTAAAACAATGCAGGTCTTTTCCTCATCCATCCATTTTGGGTTTTTTGCATCAACTAAAGTTGCACCATTTATTTTTATTTTTATTGTCATTTTTAAGATATCCTATGCCAAAGTGTTGTATTGTTTGCATCATAATTATAACTATTTGTATATCCCATAGTTCTCCAAGTTCCACTGCTGGTAAAGTTTGCAGAGGAACTAGAGCTATAAGCACCAGCTGCATTAGCTGCCCAAAATCGATATGTGGTATTAGCTGCTTGCGTTGTGTCTCCATTTTTCGGAAGAATCATTATTGCGAAAACATAAGAGCCTACGTTTTTCCAAGATGATGCGGTAGAACCAGGTACACTTGTTAAATTTGCAGCACTTATTGCTGGTAAATCACCAGTTAATTTTGTTGCGTCTAAAGTTTGTGTACCAGTTACTGTAGTGCCACCAACAATTAAAGCCATATTACATCTCCTCTAATTTAAATTTATATTTTTTACCATTTAATCTATTTAATAAAAATAAATCATCTGAACCTTCTTGTATTGTCCAAGAGCCTCTAGTGCCATCTACTTCATTATCTCTTGTTTTAGTGTTATTTAAATTTATATCACCAGTGTATATATCTCTCCATTGTTTTGAAGAAGATCCTAAATCATGTGTGTCATCTGCGGCTGGTAATATTGCTCCACCAAATACCGCTCCTGCATTAAATGTTGCTAATCCTGCCTCACTACCATCTATTGTAAGAAATGTTGTATCAGAGGATCCATCTGTACCTTTAAATATAATATCAGTATCATTGCCTTGAGCATCAATAGTTATATTACCTGCGGATGTTGCTAATGTAGATGCCGCATCACCTGTTGCTATGTCATCTAAGGCTGTGGTCGTGCTTACTGTACCAAAAGAAAGTGCTCCAGATCCATCTGTTTTTAAAAACTGTCCGTCAGAACCATCAGAGTTAGGTATTGTAAATGTTGTACCACCAGAGGTTAATTTTAAGTTTGTGCCGTCTGATAAAACAGCCTCGTCTGAATCATGTAATTGTAGTGTTGGTGTTCCTCCAGTGTCTGTCAAAAGCAATCCAGTATCATGCACATGAGTTAATGCAATTTCAGAATTAGCACCAAAAGATACAATAGCTCCGTCTGAGGTTAAATTTACATCATCTCCAACATTTAAATCATCAGTGACTGTAAGATCATCAGTGACTGTAAGGTCATCATCTACAGTAAGATCAGCTACAGCTAAATGTGCAAAAGCATCTACTACTGCTGCACCAGAACCTGCACCATCTAAGTAAACAACTCTTGCAGTGCCTGGTGCTATTGTAACATTAGCTCCAGATCCTTGTGATATAATTATATTTTGTGAACCACTTGTTCCGTTTTCAATAATATGAACTCTGTTTAAAGTGTTTGGTGCTATAGTAATAGTACAAGCAGAATCTAATGTTCCAGTGTATTTAATAAACATAGCTCTACCAGGATCAGTAGAAGCATCTGCAACTGTGGTTGTATGAGTATCTGCGTTTGTTGTTATGCCTTCTGTGCCAAAACCTAATGCTTCACCTATAAGTTCTAAATTGGTGTTTGTTTTTGTACCCCAGTTACCCGACTGCTCTCCAGTCGCCATTTCTTCAAGTCTAAGATTATTTACAAATGTACTAGCCATATTACTTTTCCTTTATCATGCTGCCCATTCTGGACTTTGTGATGGACTTATCGTGCTATAACTTGTTGTTGCACCTGTGACCTCAGTATAACTTGTTGTTGTGCCCGTGACCTCAGTATAACTTGTTGTTGCACCTGTGACCTCAGTATAACTTACAGAAGTCTCATTGGCAATAAGTCCGTATAAATTTATAATTCCTAGTGCTCCAGTTGCCTCAACTCCAGTTATACTGATGTTGTTGATTGCTAAAATAGATTCATTGCCCAAAGACGTTGTTCCAACAACTGTTGTTACATTTACTGGTGTGACTGTAAGAACAGTAGTTGTTCCCACTGCACTTGTACTTGTAGCCGCACTTGGAACAACAGTTGAGCCACCTGTTACGTTAAAAATCGAATCAGAAGTAAAGACAGTGTTACCCATATTACTATGGTTAGTACAGTAGTAATATAACGTAGGAGCATCACTAGCCACAGTAATTTCTGTATAAGCACCAGAACTTCCAGGTGTTCCATATGTTGTTACACCAGTTGTGTATTCTGAACCACTTGCGTGTGTTCCATTTGCAGTTGTAGAAAGACGTAGAGGGTGTGCTCCACCTGTGCCATTTGAAGAATCACTTTGATCAAACCTATAAGTTTTACCCTCAACCAATGTCAAAACTGGACGTTCAACTCCGTTTATATAATAGGCGTTACTACTACCAGAGTCATATGATGATTTAGAGGCTACTGTAATGGTAAAAGTAATAGTTCCAGTATCTGTATTACCTATACCTCCAGTAGCGGACACACCCGTGACAGATAAATTAGCGTCACCACTTACGGCTTCGTCACCAATATTAACAGTTCCAGTTAAAGCTGTTTCAGTAACTTTAGCTCCACCAGCAGCTAATACGTCACCAACTGAACCAGTGGCTGCAAATCCAGCAGCTTCAAATGTTATTGAAGGTAAGGCTGTTGCAGTGCCTAATGATGTAGTGGCTGCAACTCCAGTGACGGAAAATTCTATTAAAGGTAAAACTGTTACAGTGCCTAATCCAGTCGTGCCAACTTGACTTGAGGCTTCAAATGTTATTGAAGGTAAGGCTGTTACACTTCCTAATCCAGTCGTGCCAGTCAACCCAGTTTCAACAACAACTACGTTAGAAAAGGCTATTTCATCTCCAATTTGCCCAGTGCCTTCAACGCCAGTGACTGAAAATGTTGCAAGTCCCGTTGTAGCCTCACTTCCAAGTGCTGTTGTTCCAACTACAGATGTAAGAGAAACAACTGTTTGAGGAGCAGCCGTTGCAGTTCCCACTGCACTTGTTCCTACTACACCTGATGCAGTAAATACGCCTTGAGGTATTGTAGCTTCATCGCCAACGGAAGATACTCCTTCAACGCCAGTGACAGCAACAACCGAAGTTCCTGTCATAAATCCAGCAAAATTTCTTAGTCCAAAAAGATTCTCTTCATTGTCTGCACTATCATCCTCAAGAATAGCACCTACTGGAACTTCAGAAACAAACCTCATTCCAGCAGTTAAATCATAACTTTTTGCTGATCCCGTAAGATTACTATCCGTTGTAGAATTACTAATAAGTTGAAAATTTGTAGGAAAATCAGATCCTGTATCGCTTGTGGCTAATTGAACTGTATCAACTAAATTTCCACTTGAATTAAAAACTTGTATGTTACGACCATTTGTTCCTGGTGCTCCCATAAAACAAACAAACTCTGCTGCTTCTATTAATCTAAACTCATGTGCAAAACAGCCTTCTGCAATAAATGATGTTTTTTCTCCACCATCTGAATCAGCTATTGAAAAACCAGAGGAACTTGACGCTGTTTGATACCTATTTGTAGGTCCAGTAAAATCAGTGCCATTTGCAAAACTACCATTCGTTGTGCTAATAGTGCTACTGTTTGAACCACCATTACTGTCAAATCTTGTAAAGCTAGTTGCAGTTTCTCCATATCCATCAACTCTAACAGCTTGTGCACTCCCACTCGCTATGCCATATAAAAAGTCTGTGGTTGCAGGAAAAGCTGGTCTTGTATCTGTGCTTAAATCTGCATTACCAGTTTTGAAAACAATAATAGGTAAATCAGAAAAGACTGTGTATTGTGGATCACTCGAATCGTCAGCATAAGTTTGAGTTGTAGTTGACGTACTACCAACAGAAATTGTTGCATTTAAAGAACCATCTTTAAATATTTTAACCTCTGCCGTTCCATACAAAGCTCTCATTTGTAGTATAAAACCAGTACGAGAATTGAAAAAACCAAAAGAAGTTCCAGCCCAAGAAGTTGGAACACCAGTTGACTCATTGTTAGTATTTTGTAGTGTTATCGGCTTATCTGCCGATATTAACTTATTTTCATAATTAGAAGCAGCGACATCTAAAGTACCCCCAGCAGAAGAAATTGTTCCTAACGAAGATCCATCTGAAAATACTTCTGTGGTTGCCTCATAGGAAATGACTTTTACTGTAGGATCATTACTATCAGTAGGCACAAACCATTCGGCATGAAATGCTCCAGCTAAGTCTGGATTACCAACGGCTTGATGACCACTTGCACTAACTACGCATTGTGGGACTACAGTTTCACTGCCAACTGAAGTTGTGCCAGAAACGCCAGTAACACTAAATGCTACAGTTTGTGTTGTGGCTACAGTTTCACTGCCAACAGCAGTAGTTCCAACAACACCCGTTACTGCAACTGTAATTGCAGGAAGTGCAGTTACAGTTCCTACTGATGTCGTGCCTTCAGTTTCAACAGCACCTTTAACAGAAATTGAATCAACTGATAAAACATGACCAGTGCCAGAGGAATAAGGGTATAATCTAAGTTGATTTGTACCACTGTTTGCCGTGAAAGTAAGAGTAGTTGTCCCAACAGCTACATTTGCATAATCTGTTACACTAGACCCATCGTGGATAGCAACAAAAAAACTGCCTGTTTCAGCCGTTACTAAAACTGATATTGTGTAGCTTCTACCAGCGTCTAAAGTTAAATTTTGACTAAAAGTGTGATACTGATTTGCAGTAATTGTAACAATACCATCACTGACAGAGGCACTAGAATTAGAACTGGTTGACCAGCCAGTAGTATCAGAGTCAAATTCTCCATTGGTAACTTGCTCTATTCCAGATACAACAACAGGTATGGGAGCGTTCCACGCTCCTTCACCCCATGCACCTCGACCCCAACCAGTAATGTTCGCCATTGGTTAGCCTTTTATTAGGCTATTCTAATAATAGCGTTTGATGCGTCTGCTGTTGGAAATTGTATTGTAAATGTGCCTGATGTTGATGTTTTATTATTTGTAAAATCTAACACACATACTGCTTTATCACTGCTAGTGTCATTATATATTAATGCACCCATTGCAGTAATTGTTGCAGTTGTAAAACTTAAATCAACAAAATCTGTAAATGCAGTTGCCGAAGAAGTTGAACTAGCAACAGACGGAGCAACTTTAGTCAAAGCTCCACCACCAGCACTGTAACTACCACTGTTAGCAATTTCGCCAGTTGTTGTATAAGCTGTTGTTCCATGACCTAAAGTAGCAGTTGTACTAGATTTACCACCACCACCTTCTGCATATAGTGCTAGTTTAAAAGCATTGCCATTAGTGGCAAAGTTATGTGTGCCAAGCATCAGTTCTTTTTTAAATGCGTTGCACATTGCTTGGGTTATAGCCATATTAGAGTCTCCTTATATATTCAGCCGTTTCCTTTTGACCACTTGATCGCAAGGCTTGAATGATTGTAGCACGCTCTTCCTTTCTTGCCAAGATAAGATAATGGTATAAAATTATTTTAAGGTGCTCTTTAAACACTTTAGCTTGTTGTCTTATGTGTGGTGGAGCTTGATCAGAAATACTTGCAATCTTATCAACAGCAAGATCAGCTATCTGTTCATTAGTTAAGCCTCCTCCATTTGAAGTTTTAATATTAACACTGCCTACTTGTGATACATTGACATTAAACATTATGAGACTGCTCCATTTTTAAAATGAGTGAATACTACGTTTTGTTTTAAATTTTTATTTACTTTAAGTTTTACGGGATGAGAGAATACCATATATCCTAAAACAGTGCCTTTCTTTATATTTATTTCGTTTATTTGTTTAGTCGTATCCATCTTATATAACACATTGAGTTGTAAATCACTATGTTCTTTATATACATTAAAACATCCACCTGGTGGTACATCAAAAGGTAATTCATTGTGCCAATAAGGTGATGTAAATATATATGAGTGTGATGATGAAACTTTGAAAGGATAACAAAATTTTAAGTTTCTGTAATCTTTGAATCTGTCACTACCAGAAGAAAACTGATTATTAGAGTGAGTTTGTATTTCCAACATTGCAGGAAACAATGATTTATTAATAATAAAACTGTCCTGTCCCTCATCTTTAATAAAAATATCAATATCTATAGGAGCTTTTAAAAGTATTGTTGATTTAAATAAACCTGTTATTCCTGGACAAGTTTTCATTGTGGAGCGATTGTAGTCTGGCTTTTTTGCACTTGCAACAGCCATATTATTTTTCTTCATATAATCAAAAACAGTTAAAGGATTAAAATAATTTGTAGCTTTTTTTAATGATTGAAACCATGAACTACTACTGGGGACACACGGCTCCATCCATAAATTTGTATTGTCGATTATTTCCTCTGGTGTCATATTCATTTGATCACAACAATTTTTTCTAATATTATAAGATAAAAAACTTACATCCTTTTCTGTTAACAATTTAAACATCTTTTTTCTCCTCGTAACTTACTCCAGGTATATCCTCTCTTCCTATTAAATTAGAATGAGAGTCTAAAGGTTCTGGTGGTTCTAATTTTGATTTTCTTTTAATTACTAAACTACCCTCAGATACACTTGATATTAGAGGATTTTCTAATCTATGATATCCATAAAGCTTTTCATCATCTGGCACATTAGTGTCTAACAAAGATGAATTGTAAGCAATGTTAATTTTAATTCCTTTTGATATAGCTATAGCCAACCAAAACTCACAACAACCTCTACCAGCCTCTGCAAAAGCAACATTTTTGTGAGTAAAATCAATACCATATAAATGTAATTCTTTTACCTCTTGTGCTACTGCATAAGCTATTGCATAGGCAACAGTATTATTTAAATAAGCATAACCAGTTTTTTTAAGAACCTTCTCTAATGGGTATTCCACAACATCAGGACATCTTTCATCTAACGTGCAAGAAAAAATAGGTATGCCTAATTTCTTTTTCAATCTTTCAGACATTACATCTGTTTGTTTACCTGCATTTGGAGTATCCAAAAATCTTGATGGAGGATCCATCATAAACATTTTATCGTGAAATATTACAGAAGAAACAGAGTTGATAGCCCATGTTTCATCAAACTTTTCACTTCTAATTTTTGCCATCATGTATTCGGCACAACTATTGCCTAATGCGACAATAGCAACACTTTTATTTTTCATTTTGCTACCTTTTTATTGATTTCGAGTTCTTACTAATCCCTCCCTATAAGCATCTGTGTTTTCTTTAGCCTCTGCGTATATTTTTAATCTGCTAATGGCTTCAGTAAACCGAGCTGTATAAAGTTGTAATAAATCGTTTTCACCTTTCATAAATGTGTATGCTTCTATGAGAGTTGCATATAACAAAGCATCTGGTGCATTTGTGCTAATCCACGTTGAGCCAGAACCATCTGTTGTCAATGAAGTTGGTCTATAATAATAATGCACCTCAACAGTAAAATTACTATTTGGTGTTGGTGCAACGATAAAATTATCTACATCAAAAGAAGCGTAAAACCTTGGAGTTCCAGTTGTGGCTGGATTAGGATGAAATTCTTGTAAATAGTTTACATCTTTTTGTAATAAAAAAACATTTTCACTACTAGAGTTTACAAAAGACAAAGAAAAATTTGCTAACCAATCTGATGGTTTTTGTAAAAATTTATTGCCATTTGTCATAGTACCTGTGGCATTTTTTCTAAAATATTCTAAGTCAACAACTTTAAATATTCTTTCTTCTGCATTTTTAATAAAAAATGGTATCTCAGCAACAAATGTACTTTCGTCATTTTGCGTCCATTCTTGTACTGAAGCTGTAAGTGTTGTTAATGTAAAACTCATGATGTACTCACTGTAACTGTTCCAACAGAAGTTGTGGCACTAAATGTTGTTAATAAAGTTCCCAAGTTGCCTAAACCAGTATTAGTGTACAATATAAACTTTTTGTTATCATCTTTAATATCTGGTCTTGCATCTTGAATTGCCTCAGCGTCAGGCGTTGATCTTACTGGCTCTAATTGTGGGTGCTTTTCTTCATATTCGTCTTTACCTACTACTGAACCATTCCACTCTTTTCTTGTGTCTTTAATACGATACCTAAAACCAGACCTATCTGATATTCTATAAGCATATTTACCACTAGCAAAAGGCATTATCCAACCCTATAATAATCAAGTTTGGGTGTTACATTAAATGCTGATCTATCTCTATCTTCAGCCATCGCTCTTTCAAACTCTTCTTCATACACAGATTTAAGAAGTTGTATTCTATCGGGTGCTCTTTTCATAGCTATATAATAAGCCAATCCAGCTGTTAGACAAGGTATAAATCTAAAGGGTATCTCAAGAGTGTTAACTTGCGTATCAGCGTCTTGCATCCTTGTTAAAGCATCAAAGACAATAACATCTGTGCTGTTTTCGGGTGTTGGGTATAATTTTAGATTAGGAGTTATTTGTCTATCCAAAAAATATTGTGTTGGTCTACCTGTTGATGTCTTGTTTGGTAGATTAAGAAAGGTATCTCTGCTAATTCTAGTCATGCTAAAATCCGTGCCACTTCTTTTTACAACCACTGATAAAATATCTATTATATCTGTTGACAAGCTGTACTCTGAATCATTTGATGTCAATGCTTGAGTTCTTTGCTCAATAGTCCATTGATTAAGGCCACGATTTGCCCACTCAGCAAGCATAATATTTAAAGAACGCCTAGCAGTTTGCAAATCATAACCAGTTTTAGCCTCTAAGCCACATCTCTCAAAAGCCTCTTCAATGTACTCAGCTACATCTAAATTAAAGTCAGTAGAGCTTGAAGTGGTCATTAGGCTTTACCACCTTTTTTCATTTTCTTCATAGCCATTCCACCACCACGCATTTTCTTAGCCATTCCACCGCCACGCATTTTTTTTGGTTTCATAGCCATGCCACCACCTCTCATTTTTTTAATTCCAGATGCTTTCATTTTTCTAGGACTCATTGCCATACTTCACTCCTTTTAAGTTTGTTATAGTATTGTTGTCTTTGCTCATAAATATCTTCAACATTGTACTCATTATAATATTTATCATAATATCCAAGTTTCTTCAATTTATTTGCACTTTCTTGTAACTTTGTTAATCGTTGTACGAAAATCAAAGCATATTCTTCCTTAACAATATTTGCAAATGTGCCGTCATCAATAAGTTCATTTACATCATCGTTAGGGTGAAATCCCATCAACCAAATATCTTTTTGTTTGTATTTGCCTTCTTGAATTTTTTCATTTACATCACTTAAATGTTTATGAAATTTTTCATTATTTTCAAAACACATATCAACAATAATTATTAAATCTTTGTTATCTTTAAAACAATCTATCAAAGTATCTAAACAATAATATGAACTGGTGTTTTTAAATGCAAAGCTTACTTTTTTGTCTTTCCAAGCTGTTTTTGCAAAAGGACAAGATGGAAGATTGTTATAATTTTTGTTTGGCTTTTCTAATGCAAATCTTGACCATTCACGAATTTCTTCACAAATATGATCCTCAAGATTTTTATACTCATCCATTACTTTGTCTTCCTACGCCTAGCTGCAGCTACTCTTCTTGGCTTACCAGCTGGTTGACCTAATCTTTTCTTTTGTGCGATACGTTTTCTTTTTTCTGAGGCAGACATCTCCGAAGCAGTTTTCGGAGTTTTCTTACTAATCCTTTTACTTGGACGACAATAAGGCGTACCACGCTTCTCACCCTTTTGACGACCACATTTTTTACCTGTCTTAACATCTTTCCAGTCCTCCTTAAACCATCGTTTGAGAGCTAAACCAGCTTTTGTTTTTCTCACAGCCATTATCTAAACTTTGTTACTTTTCTTCTATTGCTCATAACTGCACCACAACCCCTTGCAATATTAGGATTTTTAGATGGTCGTTTAACTTTACCCTTTGACACATTTCCGCCATTTTTCATTTCTACTACACCACCCATAGCTTTTTTCTTTGCTTTTTTACCACCTTTACCATAGTTGGCTGCTCCTACCTTTCGGCATTTTGCGATGGCTCCTGAAGCATAAGCTGATGGAAAAACCCTATATCTAGCTTTTACTTTACGATAACAAGCGTCTTTAGGCATAATTTATCTCCTTGATAATTTCCAACAAGTGCACATCCACTCTTTTTTTTTGCATTTTAAACATACTTTAATCGGTTCACCTCTTACGACCTCTCCTTTTTTTAGCGGCACAATGTGCTTTTTCAGAAAATCCTTTAGGTCGTTTACAATTGATTTTCCTCTTCCTCTTGACATTAAACTTCCTTTTCTGCGGAGGCTTTGACACTTGTTGTGCCATTTGAGACCTCCCCATAACCATTTAAATAAACTTATGTAAAAATGGCGTTATAACAATTAAAACAGCTAAACCCCAAACTTTTAAATCTAATTTATCAAGACTTTTTTCTATTTTTTCATAACGTCTATTACACTCAGATTCGTGCTTTTCTAATAATTTTAAAACTTCATTCGCTCTCATTTTAACACTTCCATCTTCTTCTTGCTTGTCTTAACCTACTGTTTGGATTCTTGGCTGCCTTTGGAAACTTTTTCATTTGACCTGCTGATCTTGCACAAAAGGACTTTCTTCTTTTAGCTGCCTTGCTTCCCTTTTTAACTTTACCTGTTACGGCAGTTTTTAATTTACTGCCTGGATTGTCACGTCTATATCTTGCAACACCCGCTTTAGTCATTCCCGCTCCACTCTTGGTGGAACGGAAATACTTTTTAGTTTTAGGAGGCTGTTTATCTTGCCTTCTAGCCATTAATAGCTCTTTCTAATCTGCATTATTACAGTGTAAGTATCTGCTGAACTATGCCCTACTGTTGTAAACATAATATCACCAGTTACACCAGAACTAGCAGGATTAATCAAACCTCCAAATGATGTGTAATCGTGATGTCCACTTTGATTCTCACCAAGCTCTATACAAAAATCATCTGTTGAAGCGTCAAATAAAATTTTTACTTTCATTCCATTGCATTGCCACCACATTTTTTCAATTGTAGCTTTTGTACAAGCTTCACCACGAACATTTGTTGATAATGCAGAAACATCAACTTTTTTTACTGCATCTTCGCCAGAGCCATCAGATATATTAGTAAACTTCAAAACAGCGATTTGATTACCATCAACTAAGGTTTGAGAGGTAACTGCGTCTGCCATATTACTCTCCTATTAGTAAACTGAGTATTCTATTTCAAGAGTGCCACGGAAAGCGGTTAAAGCAGCATCACAAGCAGCACCCGCACCTAAGTAAAGATTTTTACTAGCTATAGCTGCACTTATATTTGGTGTAAACACATGAAACGTACCAGCGGTTGCATCTAAATCTATATCTACTTCTGTTACTGAGTCTGTTGCAGATATTCTTGGATTAAAAGAAGTTACTCCTGCACCAACAATCTCTGTGCCAGATGATATTGCAGCATTAGTCGCAGTACCAGAAGTCGCACTTAACTGTAAATTTGCTAAAGATTGTGCATCACTAGCAGCAGCAGTTGTTATACCAAGAACTACTTTGTGAATAAAAAACTTACTAGCAGTTACTAAAGCATCTGGATGATCTGTATTCAAAGCACCAAGTTCTACAAGAACATCATTATCTCCATACGTTACTGAAGCTGCATTAGTATCAGCTAAACTTATAGCGAATGTTTGTATCTTTCTGGTTCCTAAAGAAATAAGTTGTCCAGTTGAGTTAACTGAAAATCCAGTTTCCGTAATTGCACCACTTGTGCTGTCTTCATTAATTACGTTGAATCCAGCCTTAGAACGGACTGGACCTGAAAAGGTTGTGTTAGCCATGTCAATCTCCTTGTCTTGGCCAATGTCGAAGTTAATTCTTCGTCAAGGTAATTTAAGTATACACAAAAAAAAGGGGTCTGCATAGACCCCTTAAAAAATATGTAATTATTTTTATGCGGCTCCTGGTGAACCAAAGACAGCACGAGGATCTGAAAAACCAAAGGCATAACGCTCTCTAGCTTTATATCTCATGTTGCCTGTATCGAAATCAGCTTCCATGCTTGTACTTAATGGGATTCTTTCAAAATATTTAAATCCATTAGGTGCATCTGTTTTGATAAAAAACGCATCTGTGTCTGTTAAGAAGTGGTTAATTGTATAACCCTCTGGTAACATACCCATATTTTTAATTGCGTTTAAATCATTGTCAGAAGTGCCAACTCTTAAAGTTGACTCAAGCAGTCTGTCTGCAACAAATTGCAATGCAGGTGGAATAATTAGTTTCATTCCTCTTAAAGCAACAATCATATTTCTCTCATCAACAAAGTTTGAAATGTCAATAAGAGCATTTTCTAATGATGTTTCATTAAGATCTGCTGCAGTTGATGGCTCGTTTCTAAACGTACCACCGCCACCTAATGGGTGGTCTGTTGCACAAAGCTCTTTGCCATCACCACCTGTAAAGCTTGAATTAAACGCATTGTTTAATGTAGCAGCAGATTTGACTTGCTTTGTGTGTGCCATTGACCTTGCTAATGCTCTTGTATATCTTGCTCCAAGTTGGTCATACAAATTATCTTCCATTGCTTCTTCTGTTAAGGCAAAAGCTAACGCAATAGTTTCCATTGTATATCTTGAAGTATAGACTTCATTTGCAGAATCAAAGGTTACACCAGCACCTTCTGATTTTGTTGCAGCATTGCCGAAACCACTCAACATTACCTCTTCTTCAAAAGCTCTATCAGAAGATTCTGTTTCATAAATTTCAGTATGCTCTTGATCATAACGATCATATTCCATGCCGAATAAAGCGTTAAGACCAGGTTCTAACTCTTTTACGAGTTGTGCTCTTGATATAGCCATAATCTAATCTCCCTTACGCTAATCCTGCACCCTTAACACCAAAGATGTGATTTTGAATCACAACTAAGACATTAGTGGCATCTGACCCAACATCACTGTTCTCTGGATCTTGTGATATATCTATCGCTTTGATCGGAAGATTAGTGTTTGTTGCACCTGTTGTTACATCCAACTCTGCACCAGAAATACCAGTTACAGTAGAACCTGCACTTGTATATACGATATCAAAGTTACCTAATAAATCTGCAACTGGAAATGCGGCATCAGCTTGAACTTCAAAGACAACATTCGGATCGTCTATAATAAAAGCTTCAATATCTGACGCATTTGTGCTTGCAGGGTAAAAGTTTGAAAAAGTTTCCTTTTTCGTTGTAGGATCTGTATACCTACAACCATTGAACACCCCAATTATTGGAACAGTTCCGCCATCGGCATGAACTTCAATACCACCTCCTGTGACTTGCATTACCATGTCACCTTGGAAAATAGCAGTTCCGTAATCGGCAGCGATTCTATATCGGCTTTGACCACCAGTGTAGGGAGCTCCCCCTATCATCTTAACTGGTCTCATGCCAAAAGCAGCATCTTGATTTGCCATTTTTAACTCCTAAGTAAGAATTTTATTAACTTTGCCTCTTGCCACCAAAAGCGACTTGAGACTTCCTTTCTTTAGATATTGGCATCGCAGGATTTGACTCTTTCATCAAATCTCTATCAACAGCCTCCATCTGTGTATTGGTTTTATCCATGAAGTATTTATTTCTTTCTTCAACAATTTCTTCTGGAATCCGTGCTAATAAAAGTCCTCCTTGACCAATTACTCCAGCATTTTTGCCTTCATCAATCACGGGAAAATCTGCATCTGGATAGTCTTCTGCACGCACTAATTCATATCCTTCTCTTTGTCGTTTATGGATATTTGCTTTATCATCATAATCCATAACACGTTCTCTAATCCACCTGTGTTTATATCCTACAGGTGCTGGTGGAGCATCTAAAACTGATGGTGGTCTCCAAGCTTGTTTTCTTTCCTGTTTTTCACGAGTTGCAGACTCTCGATTAGCTCTATCTACCATCTTAGGCTCCTTTCCTGGAATCAATTTTAGCCACCTCTTTAGCATATTGCTCCAAAGGTATTCTCATTTTTTTAGCAAACGCAACTTGTCCAGGGGTTAGTTCTATTTGCTTCTTCCGCCCACTATTAGAAACGGCTTTGCCGTTCACAGGTGCAACAGTCTGGGCGACTTTTCTGTCACTCTGAAATTTTTGTGGAAATTCTTTTCTCATACGTTTATCAATTTCCATATAATACTCATCTGTAGATGGGTCTATTCCATCTTCAGCAACAACTTGTTCATGTATGGCTTGAGCACCTCTTGTCATAACCATGTCTTTGCCAAACCATGAATTTTTATCAAGCCAACCTTGTAACTTTGGATCTAACTCTTGTTTTTGCGGGGTCTGCCTCTTTGGGGTTTCAGATTGTCCCTCATCTTTTTTAGTTCCTTCAGTTTCGGTTCTAAGTTTTTGTATTCTGAGTCTTTCGTTCTCAATAGCGAGTTTAGCCATGAGGTCACTTGCCTCAGACATTTTTTCAGCATCTCCAGCATCAAAAGCCTCCTTATAAAGTTTTTTTGCTTGTGCGGTTTGTGCTTCTATTCTGTTTCCAAACTCAGAAGTGTAACCAGAATTAAGTTGTGATAGCTGTTTTTGCAACTGATCATTCTTTTTCTTTTGTTCTTCTGCATATTTAAAAGCAGCATCAGCCTCTTCCAAAGCTTGTTTTCTTTTGGCTGTTAATTGGTTTATACGTTTTTGAACATTTTCAGAATAATTCTCTAGTTCATCTTCTGGTTGTTCAGAACGAACTTCTGTTCGCTCTTCTTCTTTTGCTTGAACTTTTGGAGTCTCTTCTTTTTTTTCTTCTGACTCTTCAATATCAACAATTACATTTTCTTCAGGAGCTTGTTGCTCTACAATTTTTTCTTGTGCTTCATTCATCATTACCTCCACTATACATAAGAAACATCTGTTGGATCAAGTATTTTCGCTATAATATTATCATCATTTATAAGCCTTAACTCAAGACCCTCCACTTTGAACCTATTTCCAGCATATCTTCCCATAAGTACCCATTCTTTCTCAGAACAGTATGCTCCAGTTGGGAATTTATCTTTGTCTTTATAAGCGTCAGGGCCCATTTTTACAACATATGCAACAACTGTTGCAAATGATTCTCTGTCTCGTGTTGCATCTGGTATGTAAATCCCCCCTTTTGTCTTTTCTTTTGGATAATATGGAACAACTAATATTCTATAACCAGTTGGTTGAGGTAATCTGTCAATCACAGAAGAATCTATTTTTGATGGATCATCTTCATTTTTGTTGGGTTCTTTATCTTGACCAAATCCTTTTCCTATAGCTGGTGGAACTGGATTAATCTGTTTTTTTGCCAATAATCTATCTGGCACATAAAGTTTTTTATTCATCGTCTATACCTTTCATCGAGGTTCTAATTTCTTCCTCACACCAAGTCAGTCCTCGTATTTGACCTGTTATGAACCGATAATCTTCTATTGAAGATATCGAACCATCTGCCAAAGATTGAATTAATTCATCTCTTCTTTGACGTATGTTCTTTAATAAAGTTTGTGCTACCTTCACGCCATCCATTATTCTTCCTTATCCTTTATTTCTTGAACTGTCAAACACATAGGACACCTATAAATGTCATCGAGTTCTGTTTTACGCAGTGCAATCTTACATCTTTCACATAATATTATTTTCATTTTATGACTCGTATGTATTCTTAAATGTCTGAATAGATCTTGTGTTATTTTTTCATGTTCTCCCTAGCTACACCTTTTGACTTTTCAAAAGATCTCATTCCTCCCAATCCTAATAATGAAAGGGTTAACGTCATAAGTTCACCCGTGGCTAGGCTAGGCAAAGTTACCTCTGGCATCCATATAGCTGTTGCCCATTCTGCAATAGGCATGATAAAAAACTGAGTTAATAACCCTAGAGCACAGATCCACATAATCGCTGGACGAGCTCCTGCAACGAATAATGAAGGGTGTTTCGCTTGTTCTTTGTTCGTTTCGATTTGACCTTTTGCAAGCTGTAAGGCGTGTTTTTCTGCCATCGTTGCCAGGTCATGTGCCAATTTATTTTTTTGATCTTTGTCTTCTATAAATTTTCCAACCAGTTTACTGACTGGACCTATTAAAGCTGTTAACATTGCTACCTCCTAATACACTTTAGTTCTTTTTTCATCTATATATTGCACAAGTTTACACATACATTTATAACTTTCAACCTTTTCTGGTACTTGCACAGATTGCTCTGTAAGTTTTTCAGCATAATACAGACAATTATTTACATCTTTAAAGTAAATTCTCGCATCAATATTCATATTTAAAAAACAAGTTAATAAAAATGCACTCATGTTTTTCTAGTTTTTTTTAACGCTTCTTTTGCTTTTTTAGCTATCTTAACAACTTCTGTTTTTTTCATTACTTTTGCCCTTTGTTCCATGACAGTAAGGATTTGAATTTTTCGAGCATAAGGCTTGCTAATACGCTTAACTTTTCTAACTGTTGCACGAGCATCAGCAGGAGTTGCAAATTTAATCTTAACAGTATCTTTTGGATTTTCGTCAGTATAAAGTCTTCTACCTGAACCTTTAGGTTTTTTTCCTGTACCAACTTTTGGATCTTTTTTTGCCATTTACTTACCATTCTTTTGCATATACGCACTCGTACCCATGTATGTACCAACAATACCAGCACCACTTAAAAATATTAAATCTGTAACTGCAGCAAGTCCTTTTAATTTCTCGTCTGAACACCAAGGCGAAGCTAAAAATATTGCGTATAATCCCATAAATATTAACGTATATCTAGCCATTCTAAGTTGTGCTAAATTTTTTCTTAATCTTGTTTCAGTTTCTTTAATCTCTTTAGCATGGTTTAATTCTGCATCAGAAACAATGCCATCACCATCTTCGTCATAATCTGCATAAATAGATTGTTTTTGTAATCTTTTCTGTGTCATCCTATCGTTAATCCTAAAATAAAAGCCATTGACCAAATTCCAAGTGTTAAATAAATAAAAGTATTATCTTTCATTATCTTTTTTCCTTATATAACCATGCAAGAAATATTATAAATCCAATTACAGTTATGACAAGAATTGTCAAACCAATCCATTCCCAAATTTTTCTTACAAATTCTTGTCTCTCATAAATCTCTTCTTTTCGTCTTTTTCTAATCTCAGCTTCCATTTGCAAAATCTCATTCCACGAATTAGCTCCGTAGTGGAAATTTAAAAATGATTTAAGTTCTTGTCGTTGTGCTTCAAATTTTTTTTTAGCTGTAAAAGCTTCAATAGCCGAGGCTTCTATTTCTTTTCCTTTAAATAGTTTTCTAAGTGGTGAGGCATTTTTAGCAGATTTTTCAGTATTCTCAACATCTGAAACGGCTCCCATCCAGCGTGACAGGTCTTTTCCCATAGACTCAATTTCACGGCCTGCGGCAAAGCCACGTTTTATGGCGTTAAATGCCGTATTAGCGGCTGTAATGGCTATGCCAATTGAAGCGGGATCGAGCATTAAAATATCCCCTTGAATTTTTGTGGTTTTGCTATTTCAGAAAACTTTTTAATTATGCCGCCGTCACGTTTTTTTACGGGTTTTCTTCGCTTTCTTTTTTGGCTTGTTGACTTTGATTTCCCCGCCGTTGACAACGCTATCGCTATTGCTTGTCTCTGCGGATACTTTTCTGACCTCAACTTCCTTATATTCTGGCTGATTGTTTTCTGGCTCTTGCCTTTCTTCAACGGCATGACCTTGCTCCTTTGCTAATCTTCTTTGCCTTTTCTTCTCTTTTTCAACTTGCCATATTTTTTCTCTAATAGAACTAACCATAATTTATCCTTTCATTGATCTCATAGCAGCTACATCACGAGTTGTTTGATCTCTTTGTGCCGCTATTTCTTCTTGTTGATCTAATCTTTGTTGATCAAGTAAAACATCATTTCTTTCTTTTTCTTTATCCAATGTTTGCTTTTGTTCAAACTGGTCTTGTTTCTGTGCAATTTCTTGTCCTCTTAACGCTAACTCTTGTTTTCTAATTGTTACAAGCGGGTCTTCACTTGGTGGTGGTGTTAACGCTTGTGCATATTGCTCTTGTATTTCTGCTGCTAACTCAGCACTTCTTGAAGCCACTTGTGTAGCCATTTGTTGCATTGCATTAGGGTCTTGTTGCATCATTGCTTGTTGCTCTGGTGGAACAGCAGCCATGACTTCTTGTTGTGCTTGTAGTTCAGACATCATTGCTATGTGTTCTGATATGTGTCCTTGTAATGTCATAAGTATTGCAGCATTAGCTTGTGCCACGGGTGTACTAATCATAGCTAAATGAGCTGTAATATGTGCTTGATGATTTTGTTCTGGAAAAGCTTGAAGACTACCACCCTTTAATGCCTCTTGATTTTCTTTCGCTGGATTCATGGGCATTGGCTGTGGGGGAGGTTGCAACACAGCCTCTATGTTTGTAACCCCTAACGCTTCATACATTTTTCTATAGGCTTGGTACATTCCATTTGGCCCATGAATATCTGGATTGCTTTGTGCTAATTGTAACTGTGTTTGTGCCAAAGCAATACGTTGTGACATTGAAAATATATTTGGATCTGAAACAGGAAGTATATCAATTCTGTCATCAAAATCTGTTTGTTTAATCTCTGGTGGTGCTCCTGGTACTTGATAAGGGTACATAGGAACATCCATAGCAAATAAACGTGCAAGTAACTTAAACTCTATCTTTTGTGAGTAGTGTAAGCGTTTATGAATTGCAGACATTACCTTTGTGCCACGTTCCATAATAGCCATAGTTGTACCAACTGGTGCGTTGCCTTGCATCTCGCCAACTTTCATGTCAGCCATTGATGCAAAGCGTCTACCAGAGTCGATAAGCGTTCCAAGTAATGAATACAAGGTTTGAGATGGCTCCTTAAATGGCAACGGCATAATTGCTTGACGCAAATCCATGCCAACCATATCTACATCTCTGAACTCGCCAGGATTTAGCGGAGTTTCGTCATCTCTAATCCTTGCACCTCTTGCTTTAAATCCTGCAGGTAAGTTTGATAAAGTACCTGCGTCAATGAGTTGTCTAAGTATTGATGTTGAAGCTCTTGATAGCCCACCTATCATGTGAGTAAGACCAAAGCCATAAAACCCAAGACCAGGTAAGAACTTATAATGAATAAAATAAGGGATCTTCCTACGGAACGGATCACCCTCATTGAAATTACGTTTGATCGATAATATTTCACCAGATTTCTCCACTATTGTGACGACATAGGGCATTTTTAATCCAGTGGGTTCTTGGTCTTGACCAATATCTTCAAACCCAATTAAATCTAAATCTGTGTGAATTTCATATAATGTTATTTCTTCATTATCGCTTGTGCCTTTTCCTACACCCTGAATATCGTCTATTGTTTCTTTGACCTCATCATAATTGGTACCTCCACTATCTGATGAGGGTAAATCTATATCTCTATAAAACCCTTGAAGTTGTAACTTCCTAACCTCATTTTTGCCCATACGGACTACATGAGTTATGCGTGAAGATGATCGTAAGTCTGTTGCATTGTATGGCACAATTAAATCTTCTGCATGAACAAACTTTGAAACAGCCCTTTGCATAGAAGGGTCAAAATAAACTTTTTTAAATGCTGAACCTACAACGGGAAGATAAAATAACATTTGATCTAACTCAGGATCATATTCTTCCATCTCGTAAGTTATTTGATAATTCATATAATTTTTAACACGCTCTGCTTGTGCTAAAAGTTCTGGACTTTCTGCACCAACAATATGTGTTCTAACAGGTCCACTTGCAGGTAACATCTCTCTGTACGCTTGTGCCTGAAACTGTGTAACGCTTTCTGCTAATAAAGGATGAACTACTCCAGAAGCACCTTCAAAAGGTTCTGCTCTGTCTTCATAGTTCATTCCAAGTAATTCTAATCCACCTTTATACTGTTCTTCCCAATCTCTTCTTGAAGATATATCGTCATCAATGGCACCAACTAAATCGCTTGAAATAACACCCAAATCACCATCTTCAATTAATTCAGCTAAGTTAGCATCAAAAGGAACTGGCATTGTTGCCTGTATTTCTTGTTGCATTTCACCAATAATGGCAGAGCCATCATCAAGTTCAGTTACACCTGGAGTAATCTCTGCTTCAGGTAAAGAAACTTGAATACCTTGTGGTTGCTCTGTGTTTTCTACACCATTTACTTTTTCAATTGCCATGTTTATCTAAGCTTAAATTTTCCGCCTGCTCTGGCAGCACCCATGCCTCTACAGACACCGCCACCTGAACCCATCTTAACAGGTCCACCTCTTTCAAACTTTTTTGCCATACCTGGGTCCATCTTTTCTTGAACAGCTTCTGGTAATTTTGAAAACCCTTTAAACTTTTTTGGCACCGCTTCACCACCAGTTTCCATTTCTTTAGCCTTAACCTTTTCAATGGCTTCTGCTAATCCACCATCTTTCTTTTGATTTACAAGAGGTAATATTTCTCTTATTGCTGCTCGTAACTTATCCATTCTTTTCAAAGAATCTCTTGAAGATCCAGGGACTTTTCTATCTTTTTCATCAAAAAGTTGTTTTTCTAATTTCAAATATTTTTCAAAAGCTTCATCTTTATTCATATTACTCTCCTGTCTCTGGGTTAACCATTCTTGATTTTGTCATATCTACAACTCCACCCTCACTAGCCATCATAATTGATCGCTTCTGAATACTAAAAGCACCTCCTGGCTTTGGCGTAATATCCAAAGTTTGTGGCTTTGCTCTTACTTTAGTCCTTTTTGCTAGTTTTTTCAAATTTTTTGTTAATGCTGCGTCTTTACGCTTTTGCATATCAACTGTCTTAATACCTGTCTTACCTTTTTCTATGTTGGTAATCATCTTTGCTAAACCTTTGAGAGGGTCTACATTTCCACCAGCTTTAAATAATTTTAACTGTTTTATTTTGCCAGGATTAACTTGTTTTATTTTAGACCCTTTATCAAACATACGATTATTTGTATCTTTTCCTCTTGCCTGCAAGTCTTTGTAAACCATGTCTCTGTCAGCTTGCTCACTTGCAAGACCTACAAATTTGCTAAAGTCTTTTTTGCCTGGCATTAGTAATACTCCATCTTTCTTCTATAGTTAGGTTCAAACTCTTCATCGTCTGGCGTAGTGATAAAACCACCTTGCCTAAATCTTAGTATAGCCTGAGTCATCGAATC